CGGGCTGCTGGCGTGGGCCACCGGGGACTGGCTGTCGTTCCACGCGTCGCTGTTCTACCAGGTCGAGCGGAACCCGCCGACCAAGACGGTCTTCAACGCGATCCTGACGTCGACCGCCAGCGCGCCGCCGTATGACTTCAACCCCGGCGACGTGTGGCTGGTGGGCGCGTCGGGCCACCGCTACGTCAGCACCACGGGCGGTCACCTCACGCCGGGCGAGGGGCTGATACTCGCGTTCGAGGCGGAGTTCGAGGGGGCGGCGGCGAACGACAACCCGGCGATCGTCCCGCCGTCGCTGGTCACCGCGTTCGCCGGCGTCACGGTCTCGGCGGCGGTCAGGAACTTCTCCGACGTCGTCCACTACGGGAAGGGCACCGGCCACTTCGTCTTTGCCAGCCTCCTCGGCGGTCCAGATCCAGGCGTCTACGTCTTCCGCGTCGATGTCAGCGGCGACGGCGGCGTCGCGCTGTTCAGCGTTTCGAAGGACAACGGCGCGTTCGCCTCGGCGGGCACGCTGTTCCCCGTCGGATCGGTCCACAACTTCGACGTCATCCCGGTGAATGGGGCGACATCGCCGGTCTCGTTCGTCGCCGGCGACACGTACACGATGACGTCGCCCGGCGGGACGGGCTACATCCAGGGCAACGACGCCGAGACCGACGACAGCTTGCGCCAACGCTGCCGCGGGCGGTGGCCGTCCATCTCCCTCAACCAGACGAACGACGTCTTCGCGCTGTGGGCCAAGCTGGCGATCGCGTCCATCAATCGCGTGTCCGTCCAGGCTGACCCGCTGATCGCCGGGCGCGCGCAGATCATCGCGGCCGATTCGCACGGTGGCGTCGACCCCACGGCCCTGGCCATCCTGCAGGCGTTCATCGACCCGCGCCTGGGCGACATCCTCTCGTCGGTCAGCATCGCCAGCGCGGTCAGCGCCGGCATCATCACCGCCGGCTTCGTGACCGTCACCGCCGCGACCGCCGCCAACGTCCAGCAGACGATCCGCGACGGCTGGGCGGCGTACCTCGCCAGCATCCCGATCGGCGGCCTCGTGCGGCTGTCCGAGTTGGAGCAGATCATCATGGACGCGGGCGCGCTCGACGTGACCTCGCTGCAGATCGGAAAGCCGCCGGGCACGCTGTCGACCGTCAACATCGCCCTCGACCGCACCGAGGTACCCATCGCCGTCGACATCGTCAGCGAATTGACCTGGAGTTACGCATGACGCCGACGCTGGCCGAGCTCACCGCGGCGCCGACGCTGGATCAGATCCGGACGAAGCTGCTCTCGTTCTGGCAGGCGGCCGAGATCCCGATCACCGACTGGGAATCGGGGGGCGTCATCCGCGTGATGATGGAGATCACCGCCGAGACGTTCCGCGACTTCATGGCCAACATGGAGCCGGGCCTGTTGGGCGGCGGCTTCCCGGCGATCACGGACTCGCCCGACAGCGACGACTGGATCACGCTGCTGGCCGTGCAGTGGTTCGGGAAGATCAGGATCGCCGCCACCTCGACGCAGCAGACGGTCGTGCTGACCCGCGGCGCCGGCACGGGCACCTACACGATCAGTGCGGGCGGCCTGTGGGTCTACAACCCGGTGACCGGCAACCGCTATGTCGCGATCACCGGCGGCTCGCTGGCGCCGTCGTCGACGCTGACGATCACCGTCCAGGCCGAGCAGTCGCAGAACACGCTCGCCGGCGCGAACTACGTCGACGCGGCGGGCACGCTGACGAAGCTGGTCGACCCGCTGCCGGGCGTGACCTGCAACAACCCGGCGCCGAACTTCTCGGCCGTCTCGACGGTGCCGACGCCGCCGGTGGGCGCGGGCGTGGTCACGGTCAGCGGCAGCACGCCGACCAACCCGACCAGCTACGACGTCCAGGTGGCGGCGAGCGGGCAACGGGCGGCCGCAACCATCCAGACGCGGGTCAACGGCGGGGCATGGACGACACCCGTGACGATGGGCGCGTCGTTCACCTTCACCTCGGGCCCGACCGTCAACTTCACCGACGACGCCGGCGGCAGCAACCCCAGCTTCGTGGCGGGCGATCTCTATAGCTTCACGTCCCCCGGCTCGCCGATCACCGTGGCCGGCCAGGACCGGGAGACGTCGACGGCGCTGCTGGCCCGCTGCTTCGCCCGGTTCCCGGCGCTGGTCATCACGTCCGCCGCCCAGGACAAGCGCCTCGTGTGGGCCAAGCGGGCCAGCGCCGTGGTCAAGCGCGCTCGGATCTACAAGGACGCGCTACCGGGCGTGGTCGACGTCATCATCGCCGGCGTGACCGGCGGCGTCTCCGGGGGCGTGGTCACCGCCGTGCAGACATACATCGACCAGCACGACGCCATCGGCGACAAGAGCATCGTCGCCAGCGCCACCGTCACCACCGTGACCCCGACCGGGCACGTCACGGTCCCGACCGTCAACATGGCTTTCGTGCAGGCGGCGGCCGCCGCGGCGTGGACGGCCTACGTGATCAGCACCGACATCGGCGGCGTCATCGAACTGGCCAAGCTGGAACAGATCCTGATGGACGCCGGGGCAACCGACGTTGGCGTGCCGGCGGGCGGCCAGCTGCTGCTCAACGGCTTCGCGGTCAACCTGGCACTGGGCGTCTCGAACATTGGGGGCCCGGCCGATCTGGTCGCCAACATGACCTGGCACGCGATATGAGAACTCCCGCGCCGCCATGCTCATTCGAAGGCTGCGGCCGCCCGCAATCGGCCCGTGACCTTTGCCAGTCCCATCGCATGCAGCAACGGCAAGGAAAGCCGCTGTCTCCGGTGGGCCAAAGACACTGGACCCCAGGCGTCGGAAGGCACGATACACGGAAGTCCGCCGAAGAACGCTTCTGGCTGAGGGTCGACAAGGAGAGTGGGCCCGTCCATCCGGAACTCGGCCGCTGCTGGATCTGGACGGCAGGCAAGTTCGATGGTGAATACGGCGCGCTCAGCGTGAATCGGAAGACGGTGAAGGCGCATAGATTCAGCTGGTTCCTGCATAAAGGACCGGTCGCCGACGGCGTTCTGATTAGGCATCTCTGCAACAACCCCCCGTGCGTCAATCCGGCGCACTTGGCCGAGGGCGATTGCCTGGAGAACTCCGCCGACATGATGCGGGCCGGCCGTTGCGCCATGGTGAGGATCCCATATGCAACCGTCCTCGAAATCCGCGAGCGATATCGCCCGGGCCGAGTTGGGTACCGCAAGATCGCAGCGGAGTTCGGGATCCTTCCTGGCCACGTCAGGCGATACGTGAAGATGCAGCGGCGGAAGTACGTCGAGCCGACGGAAGGCCCCAGTGGGCTATAACAGCTGGACACCGAAGCAAGCACCGCCGCCGCTGGCCGGCCCGAACGGCGCCGCGTTCTTTCAGCGGCTCGGCGAGATGTTCGACGAACAGGCGGACCGGCTGCGCCAGGGTGTTCTCGCGCGCAACACGACCCAGGGGAGCGTCGACGCCAACGGCATCTACGGCACGCCGCCATCGGACGCGCTGGACGCCATGGGCAGCGACAGGGGGCTCCCTCGCGGGCCGGCCGAGGTGATCGCCGGCGGGGACAGCCCGTCGACCATCGCCAGCAAGGACGCCGCCTATGCCGCGCGCCTGCAGGCGGCGTGGGACACCTGGGATTACGCCGGTTCGCACTACGGCGTCCTGAAGGCACTGCAGATCGCGGGCTTCACCAGCCCGAGCGGGATCATCGTCCAGGACAACGGGCGCTACTCCCAGATCACGGGCAGCGGCGGGACGGTGGCCGACCTGACGATCGGCGCGCTGGCCGCCTGCGTGAACCGCGGCGGCGCGGCCGGGTGGACCTTCGACTTCCGCACCGACTTCTACGCGCAGTTCGGGCTGGTCTACACGTCGATGCCGTCGCTCCTCAACACCGCGTCGGGCCAGTCGCTGCACAACTCGATCGTCAATCGCTGGCGCCCGGCGAACAAGAACTTCATCGGGACGTATGTGATCGCGAGCGGCAGAATCTGGGGGTTCGCTGCCAGCCCGCCCACACTGCCAACATGGGGCACCGGCAACTGGGGCGGCTCGAATTACATGTGGACCGACGGCGTGACGACGCTGCCGTACATCCCGCCCACCGTGTGAGGTAGTCATGCCGACGACGTATACCGGCAACCCTACCGCGACCCAGGCGCCCGGCCCGCAACCGCGCGCCGGCCAGCTGCCCGCGGCGTCCCTGCCGGTCGACGGCGAAGCGGCGAACGCCGCCAGCATCGCGCAGGCCCACAAAGAGGCGATGGATTACATCGCCTGGCTGTGCCGGCCCACCGCCCGGTCGACGCAATGGACCGAGGCCACCTGGAAGGTCGGCGCCCCCAACGGCGTCAACCGCTTCTCGATCGACCACCAGGGATTCCCGGCGTGGGGCCAGCTGACCATCCGCGAGAACTGGCTGACCGACGAATCGGTCGGCGGGTCGACATCGAGCGGCCGCTTCGCGAGGCTCTCGGTTCCGTGGGGCTGGGGCGTCATCGGGACGTCGACCATTCTGACCAAGCCGCCCAGCTCGACGACCGGGCAGTCGTTGGCCTTCCCGACGATCTGGCTGCCCACCGACGGCACCAGCGGCAGCACGGTTTCACTGCAGCTGAACAGCAACTGCCCCTGCTTCGCCGACACCAACAACACCATCGTGATGGAGTGGGCGGCGTGCATGGACACGACCGGCGCGAACGCCGTCACCTGGCAGATGGGGCTCCTCTCGAACACCAACACCGCGAAGGCCATGATCCAGAAGGCCAACGGCGACAGCAACTGGCAGTGCATCACGAGCGACGGCACTTCCACGTCGACCGTCGATTCTGGGGCCGCACCCGGGGCGAACATCTTCCAGCGGTTCAAGATCGTCTACAGCGGCGCGGCCGGCGACGACTCGGGCGTGGCGCGCTGTCTGTTCTTCATCGACGGCTCGCTGGTCGCCAACATCACGACGACGCTGCCGGCGACGGGCCTGGAGCCGCTGTTCACCGGGGTCATGACCTCCTCGACATCGGCCCGGCGCCTGAGCGTCGGCCCCTGCTGGGTGACGCAAAACTACGGTCTCCTGTCGCAGCTGTGATCCATGGCCGGCCGCGAGATCCTCGAACGCGACCTCGACTTCGCCGGGAATAAGGGCTTCGGCCCGGCCGCCCCGGTCAATCCGACCGATCTCGTCCGCCTCCAGGACCTGAACGCCGCGATCGCCGGCGTCGGCTCGGTCCCCTCGTTCGCGTCGGGCGTCACCCTCTCGGGCGGCGTCGTCCGCGGCGATTACATCACCGGCAAGGCCGGCAACCAGACGTGGACCGGCGGGACCGCGGCCGGCGACACGCTGACGATCCGCGCCAGCTCGGACTCCGCCCCCGGCGCGCTGACGCTGACCGGCGGCCAGGTCACGCTGAACGCCACGCCCCCCGTGATCGCCTCGGCGCCGTCGGTGAACTGGGACGCGATCAACATGCCGGGCGCGACGGTCGTGTTATCGGGCTCGACGCTGATCAGCAACGTCCTCGGCTTCAACTACGTGACGATCAAGGCCCCCGGCATCTTCACGAGCGGCAGCGCCACGATCACCCACGCCGCCACGCTGGCCATCGCCAGCAGCCCGACCGGCGGCGTGCCCATCACGAACGCCTACGCCCTCTGGGTGCAGGCCGGCGTCACGTACCTCGCCGGCTCGGTCAAGATCCAGTCGCTGTCGGGCTTGCTCAAGGCAACCGGCGGCATCGTCGGCGTCGGGTCGTCGGGCATCGATTACGAGGTGCCGCTGACGTTCCACCAGGGCGTCACCCGGACCGTCAACGACATCACGGCCGATTACATCACCGGCATCGCGATCGGTGGCGGCGGGCAGACGGTGTGGACGGGCGGCACGGGCGCGGGCGAGGGCCTGATTCTGCGGACGACCAGCAACGGCACCAAGGGCACGCTCACCGTCGGCAACCTGTTCTTCAAGGAGAACCTGGGCCGGCTCGGCCTCGGCGGCCAGAACAACCCCCAGCGCGTCCTCCACGTCCTCGACTCGGGCGACGTCCAGATCCGATTCGGCCAGGACTCGGGCGGGCTCGGCGACTACGAGATCGGCCGCAAGTCGGCCGACGGTCTCTGCTACCTGACCAGCACGCATCCCAGCGTCGCCGGCTTCGTGGTGGGCGGTGGCGGCGGCGAGCGCCTGCGCGTCGACAGCAGCGGCGCCGTCACGATCGCGGGCCTGGGCGGCGGTACGGCGGCGATGGTCAAGGCGTCGACGGCCGGCACGCTCCAGCGCGCCACCGCGGGCACCGACTATCAGGCGCCGCTGTCGGCGGCCGACTCGACGATCAGCTTCCCGACCACCACGACGATCAAGGTCGGCACGCTGCCGCAAAAGTTCATCGTCCAGGGGACCGCGGACTCGACGCTCTCGGGCGCGCAGTTCCTCGGCAACCTGTCGACCGGCTTGCTCAAGAGCACGACCACGACCGGCGTCGTCAGCATCGCCAGCGCGGGCGTCGACTACGAGCCGGCCCTGACGTTCACGTCGGGCCTCTCGCGCTCGGGCAACACCATCACCGGCGATTACATCACGGGCAAGGCTCTGGGGGGCGGCAACACGACCTGGGTGGGCGGCACCGGCAGCGGTGAAGGGATCGTCCTCTCGACGACCACGAACGCGACCAAGGGCTCGCTGACGATCGGCACGACGGTCTACAAGGAGGCGACCAACCGCCTCGGCATCAACCAGTCGTCGCCACAGCAGCGCCTCCACGTCACCGACGCGGGCAACGTCCAGGTCCGCGTGGGACAGGCCACCGGGTCCGAGTATGACCTCGGCCGCAACAGCAGCGACGGCCTGTTCTACGTCAGCTCGACCCACGCCACCGTCGCCGGCCTGGTGGTCACCGGCACGACGGGCGACCGCTTCCGCGTCGACACCACGGGCAATGCCACGGTGAGCGGGCTCGCGGGCACCGGCTCGGCGCTGATCAACGCGTCGTCGGCGGGCCTGCTCGGCCGGGCGACCGCCGGCACCGACTACGAGCCAGCGCTGAATTTCAGCACCGGCCTGACGCGCGTCTCGAACACGATCACCGCCAACCTAAGCACCGGCGTCGCCGGCAGCCAGACGGCGGCGGGCGGCAACTCGGCGACGGCATCGGCGAACCTGACGCTCGCGTCGACGCTGAACGCGACGAAGGGCAAGATCCTGTTCGGCCTGTCCAGTTACGACGACTCGACGGCGGACACGCTCTCCCTGCTCTCGGCCAACACCACGTTCAGCACGCCGACGCTGGTCCTCGCGTCCAACAACGTCTCGGGCCAGGCTGTGTTTCACCTGCGCACGTCGACCAGCACGCTTCGCGCGGGTATCCGCGCCGACGCCGGCGGCAACCTCGTCGACTTCAGCACGGGCGGCTATCGGATGTTCCTGGTCGGGGGGGACTTCAGCACCGGCCGCGTCGCGGCGAAGTTCTTCAACAACGGCAACTTCCTGGTCAACGGCACGTCCGTGGGCGTCGACCCGTCGGACCTGGGCGCGCTCGTCGGCGCGGGCGGCACGGCCCAGCAGCTCGGGATCACCCGCTGGGCGGCGACGCCGGCGACCACCGCGGCGTCGACGTCGCTCGCGTGGAACGCGCACCTCTGGGACACCGTCACCGCCACGCTGACCAGCGCCGTGAACGTGACCACGGCGGCGGGCTTCAACTTCGCCGTCTTCCGCGCGCCGACGCTGACCAATGCGTCGTCGATGCAGATCACGAACGCGGCGACGGTGATGATCGAGAATCAGCCGGCGAACGCGGGCAGCCTCACGATCGCGAATGCGATGGCCCTGTGGGTGGCGGGCGGCCTGTCGCGGTTCGACTCGACGGTCAACATGCGGTCGACGGTCGTCATCCAGTCGCTGAACGGGATGCTCAAGGCCGTCTCGGGCACGGTGTTCGTCGCCAGCGGAGGCACCGATTATGAGCTGCCGCTGACCTTCTCGACGGGCCTGTCGCGGTCGATCAACACGATCACGGCCATGATCTCCACCGGCAAGTCGGGCGGGCAGACGGCGTTCGGCGGCACGGCCAACGGCGAGAACCTCACCCTCAAGTCGACGACCACCGGCAACGGCGTCATCAAGCTGGGCAACTCGTTCTACGACGACTCCAGCGCCGACACGATGACGTTCCTGTCGGGCAACACCAGCTTCTCGACGCCCACGCTGATCCTGTCGTCGTCGTCCGCCACCGGGCAAGCGGTGATGCACTTCCGCACGTCGACATCGACCACGCGCGCGGGTCTGCGCGGGGAGAGCGGCGGCAACTTCTACGACTTCAGCAACGGGGGTTACCGGGCCTTCCTTACCGGCGGCGACTTCGGGACGGGCATCGTGCGCGCGAAGATTTTCGCGAACGGCAACTTCCTGGTCGCGAATACGTCGGCGGGCGTCGACCCGACCGACATCGGATCGCGCCTGGGCGTCAGCGGCGTGGCAACCGGCAACACCGCCTTCCATGTGACCGGCGGAACCTCGCTGCTCGACGGTACCCTCGGCGTGGGCGGCGCGACGCCGACTGCCGGCAACCAGGTCAGGATCGGCGGCAACGTATCCGTCGACGCCAGCAGCACGAACCCGCTCGACTACTTCCTGCTCGACAACGCCACCGTCAGCGTCAGCGGTACGAACAACATCAACTCGCTGGGCTTCAATTACGCGACGTTCAAGCGGCCCACACTGAGCGGCTCGCTGACGATCAGCCAGGCGGCCACGGTGGCGATCGAAGGCCCACCGGCGGCCAGCGGCGTGACCATCACGAACCCCTGGGCGTTCTGGGTGCAGAGCGGGTTCTCGAAGTTCGGCAGCCTCGTCCAGATCCAGGGCGGCACGCTCGTCGGCGCCAACCACATCCTGAGCATCCCGCCGAGCGTCTTTTCGCCCAGCGTGGCCATGCCCAGCTCGTTCCAGTACGCGATGCGCGTGTTCCCGCAGGGCATCTCGCTCGACGTCTTCTATTACGTGCCGATCATCGGCATCTCGCAGAGCGCCTTCTCGGGCTGATCTAGATTTTTGAGGCGATCTAGATCCGCGCCCATCGTGCCGGCATGGGTGATCACAAAGTCGCGAGCCAGGAACGCCGGGTCGAAGTCAGCGAACAGGAGCGCACCGCGCTGGGCCTTTTCCTCGATAGTTTCGCGCCCGAGAACCGGCACGACCGCGACCTCTGCGACGACCTGCACAAGGACTTCGAGATCCGCGCCGCGAGAGACGCTTTCCTCGCCGCCCTGAAAGAAAAGGGCGACGCCCCGATCGCGGACTTCGCGTCATCGGATCTCGTCGAGTACCCGACCACCAATCAGGTGCTCGATTACCTGATGAAGATCACCGACACGAAGATCCACCCCAGCCTCGGCAAGCACATCCACACGCTGGAGAAGCGCATCGAGGACCTGAGGGCCGGCCGATACGTCGCCCCGTCCGCAAAGGCTGCAGTCGATCCGCCCGCTGACGCAACGCCTGCGCGATCTGGCTCCGTCTAGATCCTGGAGTGCGACCCGAACCACCAGCACAGTCAAGCCGACGTGAGCCGCAAGAAGCGCGACAAGAAAGACCGTCGCAGAGCAGTGCGCAAGGAGCGCCACGCCGCCCGCGCCGCGCACCGGCCCGACGCTGCCCAGGCGCGCGCCGAGGCTGACCGGCTCGCCCGCATCCACGCCATCCGCCGCGAGCTGAGCCGCGCCGGCGTGAACGCCCGCTGCGAGGCCGTGCAGAAGGCGCTGCGCGACCCACGTTTCACAGAGCAGATGCAGCTGGCCATCATGACCGCCGAGATCGACAAGCCGCTGACCAGCGCGGACCATGTTCGCGACCTGGCGTTTGATCTGCTGCGGTCGCAATGGTCGGCTGACCTGGCGGGCGTCGACATCAAGGTCCACTGGGACCCGACGAAGAAGGTCGACAACCTTGGGTTTCGCGTGGTGCCGGCCGTGGCGGCCGTGATGATGGCGGCGCAGCGGGTCGACCAGGCGCCGGAGATGCGGCCGTGAGCACCGACCCGCGCGGGCGGATCCCGACGGGCGGCGGGATGCCGCCATCGCCGGCGCAGCTCGCCTGGCGGATGGAGCAGGTCGAGCGCCATCTCGAAAAGCAGGATGCGAGCGCCGAGCGGCTGGTCGAGAAACTCGACACGATCAACCAACTCATGACCGACATGAACGGCCGGCTGAAGAAGCACGACGAGAGCCGCGCGATGTGGTCGAAGATTTACGTGGGGGTAGCCACGGCCATCGCGATCGGGCTCGTCGGATTCCTGCTGAAGATCAGCTACATCGTCCAATCATCGAAACTGCCTTGAAGGAGCAGCACATGGGCAACGAGAGAAGCAACGGCGGCAGCAGCGAGGAGACGACGCCGACCGAGACACCGACGGCGACGCTGGCCATTCACCGGCCGTACGTGCTTTCGCTGTTCCGCCTCTGCAACGAGGTCGACAACACCAACCGGATCCTCGCCGGCATTCTGCACGACATCCGCGTCGCGACAGAGCCGATCCAGGACAACACGGTGAACCGGGTCGGCGCGGCGCTGGATCAACTCAGCACCACGTTCGGCCTACACGCGCAGGACTTTCGGAAGTAGGAGCGACCCATGGACAAGTGGCATTTTCTGGCTCTGGTCGTCGGCGCGTCGGTCGCCGTCGTTGGCGCTCTCACGAACCACATGAACGAACTGACCCCCATCGCCGGCATGATCATCGGCGGCGCGCTGGGGCTCGCGATGCCGAAGGGGAACGGCGCACCGCCGGCGCTGCCGACGAAGTGATCATTCTCGGCATCGACAGCGCTTCAGTTTCGGGCTGGTGCCTTCTCGACGGCGACCGCGTCCTGAAGTTCGGCACGGTGAACGCCCGCGAGCCGATGCGTATCGACGCCCTGGCCGCGCTGGTCAACAGCATCGCCCGGCCGGCGCTGGCGGTGATCGAGGACAGCTATCTCGGCGAGAACGTGAACACCGTGAAGGTGCTCTCGCGCATCCAGGGCCGCTGGGAACAGGCGTTCGCCACGCGCGGGATCCCCAGCGAGCTGGTCATGGCCGACACCTGGCAAAAGGCGATCCTGACCGGCCTGATCTCGCGCAAGTCCAAGAGCGAGGAGCGCAAGCGGGCGGCGGCGATCTGGGTCAAGGCGACGTACGGGCTCACGGTGCCGGAGGATGTGGCTGACGCGATCGGTTTGGCCACGCACGTCGCGCGGCGGGAGATGCTCGCGGGGCGGGTCGCGGCGGGCGCGCTGCCGCGGGCGGCGATCTGAACGACTGAACGTCAGGCGTTCAGTTGCCCATCGGTGACAAAGCCGCGAATCGAGACCAGCGCCTGGCGGATGTCTTCGTCGCTGGAGAGCTGGCGAACGTAGGGCTGAATCCCGGGGCGCCTGTGGGCGATGAGCAGGACGATCTCGCCGTTGTCGTGGCACTCGATCGCGGCATACCGGACGGCCCGGGAGAAGAAGTAGAACATGGCGCCGCCGTCCGCCGTCTGGACGATCCGATCGGGCCTGAGTCCGCCCGCGAAACAGATGTCCTCAACGCGTCGGGCGGCCGCCGCCCAGGCGGATTCAGTCACGCCACCGCCGGCCGCTCGATCGCCAGCGGCGGCGCCGCCGGGTGAGTGATCCCCCCGACATCCCGCGCGCGGCTGCCCCAGAGTTCGATCTGCGTGTCCAGCCACCCACGCCAGGCGTCGTCGCCGCCGTTGGGGTACTTGCCCGTCTGCAGGTCCGCCAGCGACCACGGGAACTCCAGGTGCGGCGTCTCGAACGGCAGCGCGCGTAGCTTCAGCGATGCGCCGATGGCCTGGTACTGCTTCCACATGCCGGCCTCGGGCTCGTCCCACGTCCAGTTGCCGTCGACCTTGAACACATAGTCGATCGCCAAGAGGAACTGGTGGAAGCTGCCCCACGCCTTCGCCCGCGTGACGTGCTTCCCCGGCGTCCCCGTCCCGCGCCCAACCGCGTACAGCTCGGCCTGCCGGAACGGCGTGCGCCCCGCCTCGTACAGCTGCAGCGGGATGCCGGCGGCGAAAAGCTGCTGGTCGAGCTGCGGCAGCAGGTTGCGGATCACCGGATGCAGGACGGACCGGTCGGACTCGCGCGCCATGCCCCCATCGTGCGCCGGGCGGGGGCGGGCTCTAGATTTTGGGGAGGCCGAGCACGAAGCGAATCTGCTTGACCATCGCCACGTCGAAGACGCGCGACTGTTGGTTCAGCCAGAACAGGACCACCCGCCGTTCGTGCCGCCGACGCCGCCGCTTCGCCTCGCGGCCGGTGCGGGAGCGGGTCTTCTTACTCATAGTCGTCCTCCGGGAACATCGTCACGAGGTCCGGGTGCCCTTCCCCGGGCGGGCTGATCCTGAACCGTTCGCCTGTCGCCACCATCCATGCCAGCAGACCGGCGGCCGTCCCCGGCACCTGCACGACGATGCCGGTGTCGGCATTGAGGGCCGTAACGAACACGTTGATCGGAGCGCCGCCGCCGTCGAAATTGCGGATGTCGCGCGCCGCGATCCTCTCTGCGCGCCTTTTCGCTTCCTTCACCTCGCTGTCTATCCGCCACTGCTGGTTCTCGCGCGCCTCGTCGATCAGCGTGTAGTCGCGCTCGAACTCGGAACGCGGGAGCGAGAACTTCTTTCCCTCCCAGTCCTGCAGGTGCATCTCGCGATCGTCCATCCCGACCACGCGGGCATGGCCGGGACTGAACAGGTGATAGAGATCGGACATTCGGATCGAATGCGCCACGGTCAGAACATGCCCCCGAAGATGCCCGGCTCCAGCGAGCCGTCGAGGAACGCGGTGCCCACCACGAAGGCGATCCGGTCGGTCGGCGACGCCTCGACCTTCTCGGCGAGCTCGTCCAGCGCCTTGGCGACCAGCGCGTTGCGGTTGGCCTTGACCCAGCGGTTGTAGGCCATCGTCTCGGCAAGCTTCCCGATCTCGCCTGGGTGCTCAGGCTTCGGCGGAGGCGGCCCATCGGGCGGCGGGAACTTCTCGGCCCAGGTCACCGGCCGCCGCCTTTCTTCTCGGCCGCCTTCGCATCGAGCCGCGCCTTCAGCTTCCCGGCCTCGATCATCCAGTTCGACAGGCTGCGCCCGTCCGCCTCGGCCCAGCGCTTGAACAGCGCCTTCAGGTCTGGCGGCGCGTAGACCTTGATCTCCTCGTCTCCCTGCTTCTTGGCCATGTCCCCCTACTAGGGACAAAGTGAGACCCGAAGTCAAGCGAAACTATTTTCTATCGACGTGTCGATTTAATTTGACGGTAGGGACATGGTAGGGATACTTTAAGACCATGAACGAGACGACAGCAGACACCCGGATCGCCCTGGCCATCGGGCTGACCGCCCGCGCCCTGGACCGCACCCGCAGCCAGGCCGAGCGCGACGAACTGACGGCCGAGGCGCTGGAACTGCTGGCGGGCATCGCCACCGACTGAGTCCCGAAATCTAGAAACGGCCCGCCGGCAGCGTCAACTGACGGCGGGCCCGAACGAAGGCCCGAGTTACCGGATCCCCCGCTACGCAGCGCGGATCCTGGCGACGACGGCCGGAAAGGTCAACCGCCATGAGTCGCATCGTCGTGTCCCCGGTTCCCGCAGAGCGCCCCATCGACACCATCCGGATGGCCGTCGCTTGGTGCGAGCGCCGCAATATCCCGATCCGCCTCGGCGACTTCGGGATCGAGTGCAAGGGCCGCAACGGCTGGTGGCTCACCCCCGGCGGCAAGGGCTGCTGCCCGCTGGGCGCCGTGGTGCTGATGCGCCAGCCGGCGGTGATGACGCTGCCGGAAGCGCCGGCGGTGGCGCTGGGGACGTCCTGCGCCTATGTCGAGGGGGCCGCCGACGGCGCCGACAAGCGCGTCCCTTCCCGGTTCTGGCTCGGCGCGCCTCACCGGCAGCAATATCTCGCCGGCTTCGAAGACGGCACCCGCCTCCGGATGGAAATCCTGAGCGTCCCCTGCCGCTCGTGCTCGGCGAGAACCAGGCGCGGGGCGGCCTGCTCGCACTGCGGAGCGCAGCCATGACCCGCAAAGAGATCGCAGCGCTCAAGGCGGCAAGGCGAGCGCGGCGTGAGGAGGCCAAGCGGCCCATCGCCCATCCGACCGACCCGTCGGCGCTGCTTATTCGGCTCTCGCGAGGCAGATTTGCAGTCATCGATCGCGAGGATGCGGAGTTCATCTGTCGCTGGAAGTGGTACCTGTGCCCGGCCAGAAACACGCCCTTTGCAACGGCCCACGCGATCAGGAAGCGGCTGTCGGGCGAGTCCGGTCCCGGGTCAATCCAACTGCATCGCGTGCTCTGGGAGCACTGGGGACTTCCATTCGCCGAAGAGATCGACCATCGAGACATGGACGGCCTGAACTGTAGGCGCGCGAATCTTCGCGCGGCGAGTCCGGCGCAGAATCGTCAGAACAGGCGCAAAAGGTCTGACGGCAAGAGCAGCCAGCACAAGGGCGTGATGTTTTATCCACGCTATGGCAAATGGCTGGCGCGCATCACGTTCGAGAAACGGCGCCGTTGCCTGGGATACTTCACATCGCAAGATGCGGCGGCCCGCGCCTACGCCGAAGCGGCCCTCTCTCTTCACGGCGAATTCGCGAGGACGGAGTAGCCATGGACTTCCGCCACGACGACGGCTCTTCGATGTCCCTCGCCGAGGTCGAGGACCTGCGCGCCAGCGGCGATGTCTATTTCTGCGACGAATGCGTCGAGCACGTCGAGGGCGCCTTCTGCCCGAAGCATGACGACGGGCCCTGCAACGCCTGCGGGACGATGCTGGCCAAGGGCGCGGGCATCGGCGCCCCCGACGACATCCAGTGCCGGCGCTGCTGGCTCGACGGCATCGCGATCGACGTGTTCAACGGCTGGCACCCCGTGCGCCTCGACCCGGATCGGACGCTGCGCCACCGGGAGATGCGCCTACTGCTGATGGCGCCCGGCATCCTGCGGCGGGCGGTGCGCTGGTGATGCTCCTGGCGATCGCCCTCCAGCGGGCCGGAATCGGCTTCGTCGAGGCGCAGGCGGTCCACCGAAACGGGCGCATGCGCGTGGTGACCTTCGTCGCGGCCACCCCGGAGGACCTGGAGAAGTTCGCCCTGTGGGCGGCGCGCGAAGACGTCGACTTCGACGACGCCAGGGTCGCCACCGCGGAGGAGATTGCTCGGGCCAAGGAGTGGTCGTGACCCCCGAGGAGCGCTTCCGCCGCAACTGGGCCCGCCTGGAACGCCGCGACGCCGACGAACGCCGCATCCGCCGGCTGTTCTGGTGGTGCCTGTTCGCCATTTGCGCCGCCAGCTACTTCCTGGCCGCCGTCATGGGCCACGTCTACCGCGCGGGCGTCCGATGAAGATCCTCGGCGTCGAATTGCAGCGCGCTGGGATCGGCTTCGTCGAGGCCACGGCAGTTCACCGAAACGGCCGCATGCACGTCGTCACGTTCGTGGCCGCCAGCGGCGAGGACCTGGAGCGGTTCGTGCTCTGGTCGGCGCAGAACGACGTCGACTTCGACGACGCGCGCATCGCCACGCCGGAAGAGCTTGCGGCGTCCAAGGAGTGGTCATGACCCGCGACGACCTGCTGGTGACCGTGACCACCAACCTGGCCAGCGCGCGCCGCTCCCTCGCCGCCAGCCTCCCCGCCGCCGCGCTGACCTATCTCGGCATGGCTCGCCACGATTTCGGTATGTACTTGGGCCTGCAGTGCGGTGGTGGACCGTGGCCGCCGCCCCCCGAGGCCGAGGAGGTGCGCAAGGCGATCCACGACGTCGAGGGCATGCTCTGCGTCGAGCTGGCGCGCCTGCACGCCGCCGCGAATCAGGAGGTGGATCTCGGCGCCCTGACCGCCGACATCGCCAGCGGGATCGAGGTGCTGAAGACGCGCGACGGGGTGGAACTGACGCGCGAGCAAATTCTCGACCGGGCTCGGAACATAAGCACCGGCATCCTCGGCAATCACCTGCACCGGTCGCCGTCGTGAAGTGGCCCGAGCGGATCCTCCTGGCGCTGGGCCTCGCCGTCGTCGTCGCGCAGGTGATCGAGCTGATCGGGTGGGTGCGGTCGTGGTAGATCGGCGGCGTGTCGGGACGGCTGATGGCGATGCTGGCGAAGCGCGAGCGGATGACCGCGCGCCGCGCCGAGATCGACCGCGAGATCGCCGACCTGGACGCCGAGATCACCGCGCTGGCGCAGGCTGCGGCGGAGCACGAGCGCACCAAAGCCTTGTTACGGGAACGCCGGGCGGCTATTGTAAACAAGCGTCCGATGAACCACACGACCGAGCAGCGCGTGAAAATGTCGGCCCACCGCGCGTCAGACGATCCACTGATCGCGGCCACGAACGCCATCAACGAGACGGTGCGGGGCCTGGTCAGGCGGATAAACGCGAAGTTCGCCCGCCGCAGGATCCGCACGTCACCTACGCAGATTTCGCTCGCGCGGCGCGGCCTGCGGCCGATGCGTCGCGAGGTCGTGGCCGAGATCGAACGCCTCACGGGATTCGAAGCGTCCTACCGGAACTGGCCCGGCGGCATCAGCGACGACCAGTAGATCGCCGCGTGCGAGGCTTGTTTACGATTTCGGTTGACGCCGCTGTAAACAAGTATAGGCTTGTTTACAAATGACGACCTCAATCACCACCGTCCGTGCCAGCTCGCTCCCGCTGGCCTTCGAGTGCCCCGCTTCGGTCCGCCCCGTCGAGGTGCGCATCAACCCGATCTCCGAGCCGGCCAATGAGGGCAGCGCCGGCCACGAGGTCATGCGCCAGATCGCCGAGTCGGACGCCCGCTCCCTCGACGGCATCGACCTCGGCGCCATCGCCGCCCGGTTCGGCGTCGACCCGGACGACCTGCGGCCGATCGCGTTCAACGGCCTGTGGATCTGGGGCCAGATCCGCGAGTCGTTCCGCGACGCACAGGGCGAGATGGACCTGGAGGCGACGATCGGCGGGATCGCGCTGACCGGCCACGTCGACCTGATCTCGATCTCGGGGGAGGTGGCGAACCTGATCGACTGGAAGTTCGGGCGGGTCGACCGCGACTACGCCAACCAGGTCAAGGCGTACGCCGCGCTGGTACTGCACAGGTTCCCGCAGGTTCAGAAGGTCTCGGCGTCGATCGCCTGGATGCGCGAGCGGGAGATCGAGCCGTATTCCATGACCCGCGCCCAGCTCGCCGACTGGGAGACCGGCTTTCTGTCGACGGTCGTCAGCTGGGACGGCGTCTTCCGCCCCGGCCCCGGCTGCTGGAAGTGCCCGCGCTCGCATGCCTGCCCGGCGATGACGGCCACCGTGCGCCGCGATGTCGAGGCGCTGGTCGGCGAGGACATGGCCGCCCGCATGGCCGAGGGGCTGGCCAGCCTGCCCGATTCGGAGGTGGTGGCCCTGCACCGTCGCGCCAAGCAGATCGGGAAGCTGATCGACTCGCTGACCGAGGCCGTGAAGATGCGGGTCGACGCGGCCGGCGGGGCGCTGCCGGATGGCGCTGGCGCGGAGCTGCGGTTCATCGAGGTCCAGAAGCGGGAACTCGACCCGCAAAAGGCGTGGCCCATCGTCCAGGCGAAATTGTCCGACGAGGAACTCGCCGGCTGCCTGAAGATCAGCCCGAGCAAGCTGGACGACGCGATCGCGGCGAAGGCCGGGCGCGGCAAGGGCGCTGCCGCCAAGCGTGACCTCGCCGCCGCCCTCGAACAGGCCGAGGCGATCACCACCGTCCCGCAGCGCCAGCTCCGCGACGCGCGCGCCAAGTAACCGCAACCCACGAAAGGACAAACCCGAGATGGACAATAACGCGTTAGCACCCAAGGATCCGTTCGACGATGACGACACCCGGCTCGTGAAGACCGAGCCGATGGCCATGGCCGCGCTGAACCGCAGCGAGGTCGAGGCACAGCTATCCGCCGCCCACCAGTACCCGCGCAGCATCAAGCGTTTCCGGCAGGAGGCGCTGACGCTGGCCACGCTGTCGACGGAGGTGGCCGAGTCCTGCATCTATAGCCTGCCCCGCGACGGCAAGCAGATCACCGGCCCGTCGGTTCGCCTGGCCGAAATCTGCGCCAGTGCCTACGGGAACATCCACGTCGGCGCCCGGCCGGTCGACGTCAGCGACACCGAGGTGACCAGTCAGGGTGTGGCGTGGGACCTGGAGAAGAACTACCGCGCCACCGTCGAGACCAAACGCCGCATTACCAGCAAGAGCGGGCGCCGCTACAACGAGGACATGATCCTCATGACGCAGAACGCGGCGTCGTCGATCGCGCTGCGCAACGCCATCTTCCGGGTGATCCCGCGCGCGTTCATCGACACGATCTACCGCGAGGTCGTGCGGGTGGCGGTGGGTGACGCGAAGACACTGCCCACCAAGCGGGCCGACGTCATGGCCAGGCTGGCGAAGCTGGGCGCCGACGAGCCGCGCGTGCTGGCTGCGGTCGCCAAGAGTAACGTCGACGACATCGGCCTGGCCGAGTTGGAGATCCTGATCGGCCTCGGTACCGCCGTGAAGAACGGCGACAAGTCGGTCGACGACGCGTTCCCCGCGCCGCTGGCGCCGGTTCCCGCTGCGGCGGCCGAGGAGGGCAAGCGGATGTCGCTGGGGAAGAAGGGCGAGGCGCCCGCGGCGAAGGTCGCGGCTGCCAAGCCGGGTAAGGCGCCCACGCAGGCCGACGAAGACCGCGGCGACGAGCCCGGTCCCGGCGAGATGCCCGAACCGGGATCGGACGGCTAGCCATGTCCGACCACAAGCTCTACAAGCGCATCAATCTCGGCGAAATCGAGGCGGTCTCGATCATCGACGACGGCGACGAGGGCGTGTTCCTCCTGCTTCAGAGTAACTCGTCGCCGGGCTTCTCCATGTCGGGAACCTTCCCGGTCGAACACGCTGAGAGCCTCGTCGCGCTCATCCAGGCCGGCATCGCGGCGGTCAAGGAGGGCGCGAAGCCGACGGCCGAACCGACCGTCGAACCGGCGCCCGTCCCCGGCGTGAACGTGCCGTACTAGGTTTTCCGCCCGTCGCCCCGTCGGCAATGGTGCCGGCGCGGGCGGCGGGCGTGTCACTGGAGGTCACTGGAGATTACATGCCCTATTCCTACCAGAATGAGCGCCCCTGGCTCTTTACCGAAGAGGGCCAGGTCTGCTTGCTCAAGGCCCGCGACAACGCGTTCGCGCTGATCAAAGCGGCCGGCGCCTTCGAGTCAATGAAGTGCCTGCGAGACGTGAACTATGGCGACACGTTCAAGGCGATGGCTCTTCTCGACCGCCTGGTCGAATTGGGTGACATCAAAGAGGTGACCGGGCCGAACGTCTGGGGACAGCACCGGATATTTGTTGCCGGTCGGGGCGTGGCCTGATGCCCTTCGCCGAAGGAACCACCGTCTCGGTTGCCAAGTCGCGCGCCGAGATCGAATCGCTCGTCTCGAAGTACGGCGCGACCCGCTTCGCCGGCGGGTGGACGGAGACGGGCGCCGCGATCAACTTCGTCGCGAACAACCGCCTTGTGCGGTTCTCGCTGCCGCTGCCCACGAAGGACAACAAGCGAGTGCGCGCGCGGGCTCTGCGGCTGTCGCGGACCAACTACAGCATCGACCAGGCCGCGCTCGATCGCGCGATCGACGAAGAGACGCGGCGCCGTTGGCGCTGCCTCCTGCTGGCAATCAAAAGCAAGCTTGAGGTCGTCGAGACGGGGATCGAGACGTTCGAGCAGGCGTTCCTCGCGAACATCGTCACCACGGAGAACATCACCGTGTACGAGCGGATCAAGCTGGAGGAGAGCGGGGTTCGCATGCTGCCGGCGGCGGAGGCGGGAGGCTGATGCCAACCTCCATCGAGTGGGCGACCGACGTCTGGAACCCCGTGATCGGCTGCTCGCTGGTCTCGCCCGGCTGTACGAACTGCTACGCCCAGCGCATGGCCCATCGGCTCGCGGTGATGCCGCACACCGCTGACCTGTATCGCGGCCTGACTCGCATGACGGGCGGCGGACCGCGCTGGACGGGCGTCGTGCGCGAGGTCCCCGATCGCCTCGCCGAACCGCTGCGCTGGAAGAAGGGGCGCCGCATCTTCGTCAACAGCATGTCGGACCTGTTCCACGAAGACGTGTCGAACGAGTTCATCGCGGCCACGTTCGGCGTGATGGCCGCCTGCCCGCCGCACGACTTCCTGATCCTGACCAAACGGGCGGCTCGGATGCGCGACTGGTTCGCATGGCTGACGCGATCGGCGCGCGGTGAGAACGGCGGCCGCGGAATGAGCGAGGCGGCGTTCTGTCTCGCACACGCTCAGCGCGCGACCGAGGCGCGCGAGCTGCGGACGGGAGAAATGATCTTCGGCGTGACCAACCTCTCCTGGCCGGTCAGCAATATCTGGCTGGGCGTCTCCGCCGAGAACCAGGCGACCGCCGACGAGCGGATCCCGCTGCTGCTGGAGACGCCGGCGGCGGTGCGATGGGTGAGCGCGGAGCCACTGCTGGGGCCGATCGACCTGTTCGCGTTCCTGAAGACGCCGCTGCGCGACGAGTCCCTGGCCAACCTCGGCTCGCCCGAGATGCCGGGCCTCGACTGGGTCGTGCAGGGCGGGGAGAGCGGGCCCGGCGCGCGCCCGTGCGCCTGCGAGTGGATGGAGCGAATCGTCGACCAGTGCCGGGCGGCCAAGGTCGCGGTATTCACGAAGCAGCTCGGCGCCTACTTCACCAGCGAGGTCCGCACCGCGCCCGCCGACATGATGAACGACCCGGCGAAGCTGAAGCCGACCGACTTCGCGCCGAGCGGAGAGGTCTGGGCGTGGCGCGCCAGCCTGAAGGATCGCAAGGGCGGGGACATCACGACGTTTCCAGGGTCGCTGCAGGTGAGGGAATTCCCGCGATGACCGTCGATGCCTTCCCTCTGATCTGGCACTGGCGCACCCGCCCCATCGGCAATCCGCGCAAGGGCCAGCGCTGCCGCGTGCTGGTGCGTGGCGGAAAGAACAGCGTCCTCGTCGAGTTCCCGGACGGCTACACGGTCATCACCAGCCGGCACGCCGTGAGAAAGGCGACGCCATGACCTCAGGCATCCTCGGCCCCTTCCCCGGCTACGTCCGCGACCGGGCTGCCCGCGCGGCGGACAAGCGGGCGCGGGTGGCGTGGCGGTTGGGGGAGATCGGGAAGCGGACCCAATACATCGCTGTGCCGTGCCACTGGTGCAAGGACGACTGCATGGAGGACGACGGCCCCGAATACATCGACACGAAGATGGCGGTTTGCTACTCGTGCGCGGAACTCGCGTGCCGGTCGTGACCAAAGAGAAAGGACCGTGATGAGATACGGCGTTGAATCCCTGCAAGACGAATCGACCGAGTCCCTGCTGCAGATGGTCCAGACCGAAGGGCTACGGCCGATGCTCAAACACGAGTACGAACGCGGCGTCGCGGCTGGCCGGCGCGCGCAGATACGAACGCTGGCGCCAGAGCTTGCGCCGTTGCTGGAGAACCGCGAGCGCCAAGCAGAGAACCGCGGTCGGCAGTGGGCGCGCGAGGAACTGGCAGGCGAGTTGCGAAAGGCCGAGGCGGCCCGCAAGGAAGCCGAGGAAGAGAGCCACCATGTCTCCGACTTGCGCTGGCGTCTTGATGAACTGAAGCGCGATGTCGAGCGCGACGAGATGCTCAGGAAGAGGCTCGCCGAACTGGAGGCGGAATTGACCAAGATCGAGGCGCGACTGGGGAGTAAGGCGACGCCGTGAGCGTAGTGGTCGCCTGGCGGTTTACCCCGACCGTCACGATCGAGGTTTGGCGCACCGATGACGACGGCTGGATGGCCCGTTGCGCGTTTCTCGATGGCGATCCTGGCATCACGGCCGCGCGCATGGCCGACCGAGAAGAGGCCGTCCGCATTTGCAAGAGCGCGGTCTTCACGGCCATCGGACACTTGACCAAGTTTCGGGAAGCCACGTTCCTGTCCGGAGTCGCCTTCGAGGTAGTAGACGTGGCAAGCCCGAATCCGATTGACCCCCGCGCCCCGAGGAGGAGACTGACGTGATGGCCGAATTACTCCACTGTCCCTTTTGCGGCGAGACGGCGCGGCTTCGAGTAGCAGACCTGCAGATCGATGCGCGGGGCGAAGACTTCGCGGTCTACTGCGAGTGCTGCGAAACTCAGGGGCCGATCGACAGGACACCCGACCAGGCGATCGCCAACTGGAACCGGCGGCCGGCTAGCACGCTGGCTGACGCCTGCCCGATCGGTAACTTCGACGAGATGGACGGCACTTGGGATGGCGTGGGCGACCAGCGGACCGTCTGGTGGAACCGCGGTGTCGTCGATGGTCTCCGGACCGCGCAGCGGGTCGTCGCCGCCGCCATAGATTCGCCGACGGATACGACGGTGGAGGCGCTTCAGAGGTCGATAGAGCACCATGAGAGGCAGGCGCGCAGTACACTGGCCTATGAGGTGAACACCGGCGCGGCGCTGGCGAGCACCGACCATCACGCGCGGCTCGACTGGCAGCGGTTTCCCGGCATCGCCTCTGCCGCCGTCGACAACAGCCATGCGCCCATCGTCGAGGCGCCGTCAGACGAACTCGCGCAGGCGAGGGAGAAGCGCGAGCTTTCCGGCCTGCCCACGCTGGAGACCACGGTCGACGACACCGGCGTGTCGATGGACTTCGACCTGGGCGGGCCGAAGAAGCGATGAAGCCACTGGTCATCTATCACGGCGCATGCCGAGACGGATTCTGCGCTGCCTGGTGCGCTTGGCGTCGTCAGCCGTCCGCAGAATTCTTTGCGGCCCAGTTCGAGCAGCCGCCACCGGACGTGGCTGGTCGCGACGTCATGATCGTCGACTTCAGTTATCCGCTGGCCGTCATGCAATCGATCGCTGCGGCTGCGAAGTCGCTCGTCGTACTCGACCATCACAAGACCGCAGAGGCCGCGCTGGCCTCGTTCTCTGCGCCGAACGCCATCGTGACATTCGACATGGAGCGCAGCGGGGCCGGGCTCGCATGGGATCATTTCTTTCCCGGCAGACCGCGCCCCTGGATCGTCGACTACGTCGAAGACCGGGACCTCTGGCGTCATAGGCTGCCCAATGGCCCGGCGGTGAATGCCTATCTCGGCACTCTCCGCTACGACTTCGAAGCCTGGTATGTGGCGTCTCGCAGAGACATTGAGGAAATCGCCCGCCTCGGCGAGGTGGTCGAGGACAAGATCCGCCACTACGTAACCGAGGTTTCAAAGAACGCTCGGCGGATTACCTTCGAGGGCTATGACGTGCCGATCGTGAACGCGCCCCAGGTCGACATTTCCGAATTGGTCGGCTTCCTGTCGGCAGGCGAACCGTTCGCGATGGGCTGGTGGCAGCGCAGTGACGGCAAGTTCAGCTACTCGCTGCGCTCGCGCGGCGACTTCGACGTCTCGGCGCTGGCCAAGAAGCATGGCGGCGGCGGCCACAAGAACGCGGCCGGCTTCCTGTCGAACACGCTGATCTAGATCCTTGAGCCGCCCGCCCGCGCGCGTACGGTCGGAGCATGGCCGGTCGACGCTGCGGTCTCTGTCGTCAGCCCGGCCACCGTCGCGAGACCTGCAAGGCGCGCCCCGCCGCGCCGGCACTCGCGGTCGACGTGGAAGACTGGCTGTTCCTGGTGGAACGTGTCGCTCGCCGTATGGCCAAGCGCCTGCCCGCCGGCGTGCCGTTCGACGATCTGATCTCGGCCGGCCACCTCGGCCTCACCGAAGCCGGCTCGCGGTTCGACTTGCGCAAGGGCGGCAGCTTCGCCGCGTTCGCCGAGCCGCGCATCCGCGGCGCCATCCTGGACGACCTGCGGGAGAAGGACACGCTCTCGCGCGGCGGGCGGGAACTGCAGAAGAAGATGCGCAAGGCCGCCGCCGACGTCGAAGGCGAGACCGGCCATGCCGCCGCCGACCAGGTGGCCGCCAAGCTGGGCATCGGCCTCGACGAGCTGCACGCCCAGCAGCTGAAGACCAGCGGCGCCGTGGTGATGGGCATCGACGACGCGCCGGTGGCCGCCGCCCGCGTGCCCGACGTCGCCGCGCCCGACCCCTTCGAGGAGGCCGCCCGCGCCGAGCTGCGCGAGAACCTCACCGCCGCCGTCCAAGGACTGCCCGAGCGCATGGCGCTGGTGCTGACGCTGCGCTACGGGCCGCGCCAGCTGAACCTGCGGCAGGTGGGCGACGCACTGGGCGTCTCCGAGAGCCGCGCCTGCCAGATCGAGCAGGAGGCGATCGCGCGGCTTCGGTTTCACGGTGGCGAGGGCGACCTAACGGGCGAGGTGCCAGGGGAGGTGCCGCCGGACGGTGATGTAAAGGCGACACAGGAATTGCCTGAATCTTTCCCCGCGGCGCCGCGCCGCCGGTCCTACCGCGCCTATCGGACCCTCGGCGTGGTCGCGCAGGGCGTCCAGCGGCGTCACCTGCGCGTCCTGGCGGCCAATGATGATGGCGACGACATCGGCCCGCTGCCGCCGCGCCCGCGCATCCGCGGCGACTGCATCGATGGCCCGCGGCCTTGTCCCTGGATCAGCTGCAGACATCACCTCTATCTCGACGTCACGGAGAGCGGCGGCATCCGCCTGAACCACCCCGATCTCGAGCCCGACCAGATCCCGCACAGCTGCTCCCTGGACATCGCCGACGACGGCCCGCACACGCTCGAAGCCGTCGGCGACATCACGCAGGTCACGCGGGAGCGGGTCAGGCAGATCGAGTTCGCGGCGACCAGGAGGGCGACCGCCATCGCCGAGCGGATCGGCATGGAGGACGCGCCCGAGCGGTTTCACTCGCCCCTCGGCGCCGAAATCACCGGGTAGAAAAATTGCGGCACCCGCCGGGCGGACGTACGGTCGACCCGTGCCGGTATCGCCTGCCCTCGTCCGAGCCGCCCTGCGGGCCCGGGCGCGCGCCGAGAAGGCGCTGGCGGAGGCCGAACGGCTGGAGGCCCGGGCCGGCATCGACCGGCGGGCGCTGGCTATCGCGCGGGCCAAGCTGGGCGCGCGGCCTGACCCGGCGCACGCCGCCATCCTCCGCTCGCTGACCGTGGCCGTGGCCGCCGACCTCTGCGGCACCACCCCCGACCAGATGAAGAAGGCTTGGAAGGCGGGCCCGCACTTCCGCCCCGCGCCGGCCGCATGGCGGCGCCGCCTCGCCGGCTTCGGGGTTCCCGTCCGCGCATGGCGCGACCAGCCATAACGCCGCGCTGCCCGGTTGATCTGGGCCCGACATCGGCGCTAATGTTGGGCCCATGGCCGACGGTATCCCCGCCCAACTGAAGCGATTCAACGAACGCCTCGACCGCGTCGAGGACCAGCAGCGCAGCCTCCAGCGGGTCATCGACGACGAGGTGATCCCGGCGGCGAAGACGGCCGAGGCGAAGGCCGACGCCGCGATCGAGACGGCGTCCAAGGCGCTGGCCACCGCGCAGGCGCGACCGTCCAGAAAAGTGGACAGGCGCCGACGAAAGCCGAGTGAGTGACCCGGTTTCAAAACCGATCGGCCGCGTTTCAAAGCTCTAAATCGTTCAGAGCGTCAGGTTTCTGACGCCACCCCGGGGGAAACCCTTACAGTGCTCGGCCCCTTCGAATGGCGGATCCTGTACAACATGCCGTCGAGGCGCTTCGTCAAGAGCTAGGCGAGCTGCGCGCGGAGCTTCGGGCGCGCGACGAGCGGATCGCCGAGAAGGACCGGCAGATCGCCGCGCTGATGGAGGTAATCACGCGGGTCGCGGAGGGGAAGGCGGCGGCGGCGCCTCCGGTCCAACTGGGCCTCCCTGGCGTGCCACCCGGAATCACCTGCAACGCCATCTGGGAGCGGTACTTCCCGACGATCGAAGACCAGACCTGGGCCAAGGACCGCCGCAGCACGATGAAGGCGCCGCTCGCGCACTTCGGCGAGATGGAGGCCGCCAACTTGAAGCGCGCCGACTGGACCCACTACCGAGACAACATCCGGAAGAAGCAGAAGACGCCATCAGGGAACACGCCATCGGTCGGCACGCGCAACCTGGAGTTGGTCTGCTTCAAGGTGATGCTGAACTGGGCTGTCGACCAGGAACTGCTGCCGGCGAACCCGCTGGCGCGCGTGAAGAAGGAGCGGGCGCGGCCGTCCCGCGAGACCGTCATCGGCGATCAGGATCTCGAAGCGCTGCTGTCGAAGTCGGGCCCACTGCTGCGCGCATTCGTCCTGATCGGCATCGACTCGGGTATGCGAAAGACCGAGGTGCGGACGCTGCGGTGGGATCGCATCGAGAAGGGCGGGCGAATCCGCATCTCCTGGACCGTGGCCAAAACGAAGCGCAGCCGCTCAGTGCGCCTGAGCCAGCGTGCCCTCGATGCCCTGAAGGAACTTCCGCGCGCGCTGTCGCCCTACGTTTTTGCGAACCCAAACACGGGACAGCCTTTCAGCGACTCGCACATGTGGTATCTATTTCGAGACGCGTGCGTCGAGGCGAAGGTCTCCGCGGCCGACGGTGACGGGAACGTTCACTATCATGACGCAAGGCATTCATACATAACGCGTAGCATTCAGAACGGCAACCCGATCCCCGTGGTCATGCGCGCCGCCGGTCACATCACGCTTCGGCAGGCGAGCCGGTACATGCACATCGACGAGACCGACCTCGAGATCATGAAGGCGAAGAACGATCAGGCGATCGCAGCGGGTCCGCGGCGGGACCCACAGCGCGCACATTTCGCTAGCGATGATCTGGCGATGCGCAATGGGGGAAAGTGATTATTTTGCAACTAGGGTATTGACGCAGTTTTTCGGCCCGTGTAATTGTGTGGGCCTCCCCGCCATGTTCACCTCCGCGATCGCAGCCAGCCCAGAAGCTCTCGGCAACGCATGGTGGGGACTATGCCGATCTGATCGTTTTTGGGCTGCCTACGCTTGCTGGAGGGTTTTCCGGAAATAGTGAGGTTTCCTTTGGCAAACCAGGAACACTGTTCAGCCAGTAAAGACCGGTCAGACGTAGGGTCGCGGGGGTCTGAGACCTTCCAGAAACCACCCAAGAACACCTTTCCAGAAACCCAGATCGCCAGGTTCTGGTCGCTCGTCGATCGCTCCGGCGGCCCGAACGCCTGCTGGCCATGGCTGGGCCTTTGCGATGAGGACGGCTACGGCCGGTTCTTCATCGGTCAGGGCGAGCGCCGCGCCCACCGCCAGGCGCTGGAGATCAAGCTCCGCCGGCCGCTGGCGGCGGTCGAGAAGTCGCTGCACTCCTGCGACAACCCTCCCTGCTGCAACGGTGAGCACCTGTTCCCCGGTTCCACGGCGGACAACAACGCCGACTGCCGGTCGAAGGATCGGCACGCGCGCGGCGAGCGCTCGGGAGCGGCGAAGCTGACCGAGGTCGACGCCCTCGCCATCCGGGTCGAAGCGGCCATGGGCGGGCGGGGCGTCTTCGCGCGGATCGCGCGCCGGTACCGGATCAGCAGTCGCATGGCGAGTTACATCGCCACCGGAAAGCGCTGGGCTCATCTCGCCGGAGCGCGCCCATGAGCGCCACTGATCACCCCAACGCGACCGGCGTCGGCTTCGGTTCGCTGCTCTTCCTGCTGTTCCTGGCGCTGAAGCTGACCCATCAGATCGCGTGGTCCTGGTGGTGGGTGACCGCGCCGCTGTGGGCGATCCCGGCAATCGCCATCGGGATTCTCGGCGGCGCCGCGATGTTCGTCGCCGGCGCGACGCTTGCGCAGTTCGTGACGGGCCTGTTTGGCAGGAGGGCGCCATGACCCGCCCCCGCCGCCTCACCCCCCTGGCCCTGCGCGCCCTCCGCGCCTGCGCCCCCGCCCTCCCGGCGCGCGTCCGGATCCCGCTGCTGGCCCGCGCGTTCGCGCTGCCGGCCAAGCAGGTCGCGCGGCTGATCGGGGGTGCGGCGTGACGGCCGCCGAACGCGCCGTCGAGGCAATCGTTCGCGACCTCTACGGCCGCCAAGGCCTCGGCGACGAATGGGCCGCGACCGACGAGGAGATCCAGGACGAGATCAAGCAGACCTGGGCGGGGTTGATCGCGAACGCCTTCGGCATTGCGGGAGCCACGCCATGAGCCCCCGCGATCCCCGCCTCCTCCTCACCATCATCGCCTCGACCCAGGGCGACGACCTCCTCTCGATCCGCGTCGACCCCGCGAACCTGCGCGACGCCGGCGCCTTCCGCCGGGCCCTCGCCGCCGCCGGGTTCAAGGCGGGGGATCGGGTCGTGCTCACGCTGGCCGACGAGACGCTGCCGCCCAATGGCGCAGGGGCGGACTGGTCGTGAGGGCGCGCGACCTGGACGCCATGGCCAACATCTTCTCCTCGGTCTATCAGCAGGGCCGCGACATCGCCGGCGCGCTACGTGTGGTCTTCGCCATCGACGACGCTCGCCGCGGCGACACGGGCACCGGCCAGCAGCAGCTACTCGCCGACGCCGACCGCGACCCGCTGCCGCGCCCACTGAAGCAGGACAAGTTGAGCCGATACCGGCAGGCGCAGCTTCTGCTTCCGTTCATCGAGGAGGTGGCCCAGCGCCACGGACTGACGGCTAAGGACTTGGCCGGCGGCGCGCGGGTCAAGGTCGTCTCGTCGGTGCGCTATGAGGCGATGTGGTTCGCGCGCGCCAAGACGAAGGCGAGCCTGCCGACGATCGGCATGGCGTTGGGCGGGCGCGATCACACGACGGTGCTGGCGGGGATAAGGAAGTTCGAGGCGCGGCTGGCGACAGAGCCCGAGTTGCGCGCGCGTGTGCTCGGGGAAGCGAGGGCGGCGTGAAATTGGTCGGCACGAAAGAACACCCGCTGGAGGCGTGGACCAGCGACGGAAAACACGCCGACAATGAACACGTCTGTGAGGACGCGCCCGAGGCCGTCATTCGCGAGTGGCTTGATCGCCAGCGCCTCCTCGGCCTGATCACCCCCGAGGGCGCGGCGGCGGTCGAGCGGCTGATTGAGGATTTGCGATGAGTCGCGCTGCGCTGCTCTCTTCGAAAATCCACCGAGAGATCAATGCGGGACGCTGGGTCGATGCCGCCATCGCTGGCGAGATCGATTTCACACTGACCACCGACGAGATCGTTCGTGGCCCTTCGCGTGCCGCATTCGTCTTTGGGTGGTTCGGCGTTAGCACCAGCGACGAGAAGATCGCCGACGATCCCTTCTACCGCCTCGGCGCCGAACTCCGTTCGATCGTCCTCGGCAACGCCGCAGCCCGCACCAGCCCGGGTGAGACGATGGGGCCGGGCGGGAGAAAGGCAAGGGGGGACGAATGACGATCGGCTCTCTCTTCTCCGGTATCGGCGGTCTCGAACGTGGCCTCGAAATGTGCGGCCTCGGCCCCGTCATCTGGCAGGCCGAATCCGATCCGTACGCGCGCGCTGTCCTGGCTACGCACTGGCCGGCTGTCCATCGCTTCGCAGACGTGAGGGAGATCGATGCTCAAAGCCCCCCCCCTGACATCATCTGCGGCGGCTTCCCATGCCAGGACATCAGCAACGCGGGAAAGCGCATCGGCATCGGCGGCGCCCGCTCCGGGCTCTGGTCGGAGTTTGCTCGCATCGTTCGCGATCTACGACCGCGCGTTGTGTTCGTGGAAAACGTCGCAGCTCTCGTTGCGCGGGGAATCGATGTCGTGCTTGGGGACCTGGCCGCGTGCGGGTTCGATGCGGAGTGGGGCATGTTTCGCGCTTCCGATGTCGGCGCTCCCCACCGACGAGAGCGAGTCTTCATTCTGGCCTACGCCGGACGCGTCGGTCTCGAATGGCTTCAATCGCTCGCCGAGTCCTGGGGCGGCGATTCGGCCGCACCTGGCGGCGGCGGTGAAGCTGTTTCCGACGCCGACGGCTCACGACGGCGCGACGCCGAAGACGCCGGATCAGATCGCGGCCATGCGGGCGCGGGCGCCGAAGCGGAAGGGTGGCGGGCCGCCGGGGGTGAGCAATCTCAACGAGGCGGTTCTTTGGCCGACGCCATCGGCGAAGCTGGGCGATCCACGTCGGGGCTTTCCCTCTGCGGAGACGGGACAGCGGCGCTTCGAGATGGGGAGGAGGAATCTGGACGACGCGGCGGCGATGTGGCAGACGCCGCGAGCGACGCAGGGGGATTACACCCGGGACGGTGGCCAGAAGGGCCGCGAACGGTTGAGCCTGAGCGGGCAAGCGAAGGTGTCGGCCTGGCCGACACCGACCGCGAGCGAAGGCAGGCACGGCGGCCCGCACCGCAGGATCGGCAGCAACGGCGATCCGGGCCTGTCGATGATGGCCATCGCTTCCCGCCCGGACCAGGACAAGAATGGGATGGTCCTCAACCCGCGATTCGTCGAGGCGATGATGGGATTCCCCGACGGGTGGACCGTCTGCGATGCCTCGGTAATGCCGTCGTCCCGCAGTGCGCGGCACTCGCATGGCGGACGCTGACCGCGCGGGCCCAGGAACAGCGCGCGTGAAGGTCGACATCTACATGCCGATCTTCATCGGCGACTACCTGCGCGACACCACCGACCTGACGACCGAGGAACACGGCGCCTACTTCCTGATCCTCATGTCGATGTGGACGTCTGGCGGCAGCCTGCCAGAGCGCAAGCTGGGCGCGGTGGCGCGCGTGCCGGCCGACCGATGGCCGGGCGTATGGGAGACGCTGTCCCGGTTCTTCGAGGTATCGGACGGACGGGTGACCCAGGGGCGCCTCGCCGAGGAGCTTTCGAACGCCGCGGCGAAGCGCGAACAGGCCCGCGAAAACGGCCTCCGCGGCGGGCGCCCAACAACCCAATCGAAACCGGACGGTAAACCGGACAATAACCAGCCGGTTAACCAGCCGGTTAACCCGACGGTTAACCCAGGGCATAACCCACAGAAAACCTCTTCACCATCACCATCACCTTCAGAGTCAGATCCCAGATCCACCACCATCGGATCGCGTGGGCGATTGGAATCGGTGCCGGCCGGAGCCCTCTGGACACCGAGCGACTGGCATCAGGCGTTCGGCTCCGCCTGGTGCAAGCGCTTCGGAAAACTCACCTACGGCCACAACGGTGACTCGAAGGGTAAGGCGAACTTGGCCGCCGCGCTGGAGTTGGTCCCCGACCAAGAGCGAATCGAAGCGCAGGCGCGCGCGCCGCAGATGTTCGCCGAATACCTGGCCATGGACGGCAAGGACATCAAGGAGACGCGCTGGTGCTTCGCGTTCTTCGTCCAGCGCTGGAACGGTCTGCGGATCCCGATCGAGGTGCCGTCCCCGCCCCGCGACACCTCCCGCCTCCTCTCGCCAATGCCGGCCCACGACCCCGACGCCCGCAAGAAGGCCCGCGCCGCGCGCGAAGCCTCCGAGGCCCTTCTCGCTCAATCCGCCGCCGCCAAAACCGCCACCACCGGAGAAACCTGATTGGCCGCCGTCGCACACATCGCGCCCGCCCCCCGCGTTCCACCCCACAGCATCGAGGCCGAGAAGGCCACACTCGGCAGCGTCCTGCTCAAGCCGTCGGCGCTGGACGAGATCGCCGATCTCGCGGTCGATGACTTCTTCCTGCCCGCCCACCGCGAAATCTTCGAGGCGATGCTCGAACTCGACCGCCGCGGCCGCCCGATCGAGATCGTCCAGCTTACCGACGAGCTGCGCGCGCGCGGGATGCTGCCGCGGCTCGAAGGCGGCGAGACGTACCTGCTGGCGCTGGCGAACTCGGTCTCGCTCGGCGACCAGGCCCGGCACTTCGCCAGCATCGTCGCGAAGAAGGCGCAACTCCGCCGGCTGATCCAGGCGTGCGCCGAAATCTCCGCCGGCGCCTACAGCGACCCGTACGACACCCAGGAGCTTCTCGCCGAGGCCCGCCAGAAGGTCTCGCGCATCGAGTGCGACGGCACTGGCGGCGGCCCGATCCACATCGGCCAGAACCTCGATGCGACGCTGGCGTCGATGGAAAACCGCGCCACCGACCCCGCCGGCTATTTCGTGACAACCGGCCTGCGCGCATTCGACGACCAGATCGGCGGCATGCGCGGCGGGAACCTGATCGTCATCGCCACCAGGCCCGGCATGGGAAAGAGCGCCTGGATGCTCGACATCCTGATGCATGGGGCGATCACCGGCGTCCCGTCGCTGCTGTTCTCGATGGAGATGAACGAGCAGGAGATCCACGAGCGCGCGATCACGAAGCACGCGTCGGTCAACGGCCGCAAGGTCGTAGCCGGCAAACTGTCGTCGGACGACTGGGCGAAGGTCGATAGCAGCGCGAACCGGATCCGCCACATGCCGATCTGGCTCGACACACGGTTCCTGTCGGCGCAGCGGATTTGCTCCGAGGCGCGGCGCTGGCGGGCGCAGCAGAAGGCGCCGCGCGCGATCATCGCGATCGACTACCTCGGGCTCGTGCAGTCGGTCGACAGCGACGAGCGCAACCGCGCCCAGGAGCTCGGCGCGATGACCCGCGCGTTCAAGAAGCTGGCGACCGAGCTGAACGACCCGGTGTTCCTGCTCTCGCAGCTGAACCGCGAGAACGTGAAGGCGCAGCGGCGACCGAAGGTCTCCGATCTGCGCGACTCTGGCGCGATCGAGCAGGACGCCAACACCGTGATCTTCCCGTGGTGGGACACGCCGCCGCCGACGTTCACGGTCGACGACACCGGCAAGCCGCGCCGCCACCCGGCCGTGATGATCGTCGACAAAAACCGCGGGGGGCCGACGGGCGAGGTCGCCGTCGATTGGATCCCCGAGTTCGTCCGCTTCGAAGACACCGAGGAATACGCCGCGCAAAGGAGCTTCGCATGATTCGCCCCGTCCCAAAGTCGAGTCTCCGCAACGAGACCGTCACCAAACTCCGCGCCGCCCTCGTCGCGCTCGAACTCGCCGAGCATCGCCTCGACACCGACGCGACCCACTGGCCCGCCGACGAGGTCGACATGACGCCGCACGAGATCGAGGAGACGAAGCGGCTCATCCACGGGATCGCCGTGCGGGTGCGCACCGAGATCGCGGGCCTGCAACCAGTTCGCCGGCAGAGCGCCGGCAACGCCTGAACCCAAGCGAAAGGACGAACGATGGCAATAAAGACCCTGCGGCTACCGGTAAAGCTGACCGACGAGGAGCGCCTCCGCGTGGCGCTCGACCTATCCGCCGCGCAGACCGCGCTCGAAGCGGCCGAGGCGCTGAAAAAGGCCGAGATGAAAGAGCATAGCGAGGCGATCAAGGACCTGAAGACGTCGGTCCACTCGCTGAACGTCTCACTCTCAACCGGCACCGTCGAGCGCGAGGTCGCAGTCGAGGACCGCATCGACCCGGTCACGGGCAAGTCGACGTGCTACCGCCTCGACACGAACGAGCCGGTGAACACGCGCGACCTCGACCCGGAGGAGCGGCAGCTTTCGCTGGGCGACGCGCCCGGGCCGGCGCCGGCCGAGGTGTTGGGCGACGACGCGGGAAAGACCGAAGAGCAGCTCGCCGCCGCCACCCCCGACGAGGCCGAGCAACTTCGCGACGCCCGCCTCGCCGAAGAAGCCGCGGTCCGCGCGTTCGACGGCCTCGCGGTCGGTGGCCAGGTGCGCGTGCTGGTGGTCGACGTCTGGCAGGACCAGACCGTCGACAACAAGACCGAGTTTCACTTCGAGTCGGGCGGCAAGCTCTACGACGCCAGCAAGCACGGTGTCTCGTGGCTCCCGCCCGCGACGTGGGCCGACATCGTGGCCGAGTCGAATGAGAAGGCGCGGCTCGCCGAGATCGATCGTCTCGCGGCGGAGCAGGCGGCGGATCGGCCGAAGACGCTGCTGAAGAACCCGCGCAAGAAGAACGGCGCCGACAAGCGGATCGCCGTCCAGGACGAGAAGGGCGCTGTCATCGCGCAGGGCGTGAAGGAGGGCGAGACGTCGCCTGGCGAGATGTGCGCGCCGACGTGCGAAGAGCCGCACCAGCACACCGAGCAACGAACCGCGTTCTGACCATGTGCTCCCGCTGCTCACCCCGCCTGTGCATCTGCCTCGCCGCCCCGCCGCGCCTGACGGCGGCGGACGCGGTGTACGTGGTGTTAGTGAGCAGCGGCTTCGCGCTGGCGCTGTGCGGGCTGCTGGGACTGGTGGCGGGACCATGACCGACGAAGCCCCCGCCTGGATGACCCCCGACCGCTACCCGGTCACCGCCGTCGAAACGCCCGACGCGCGCGGCGCCCGCCTCCGCAGCCACCGCCGCTCGCTGGGCCTCGACATCGCCGCAGCCGCGAAGCAGCTCCGCATCCCGGCCCCGAAGCTGGTCCTGATTGAAACCGGCCGCGCGCGCTTCACCGACCCCGCCGACTACGCGCGCGCCGCCCAAACGCTCCGCAACAAATCCGCGCAGGCCGCCCGGTCTGGTCCCTCGCAACCGTCGACCGAGCTTTCAAACCTTTCGGCGGCCGGCGAAGCGATGCCGGGTTCGACTCCCGGGGGCGGCACGACAGAAACGAGCAACGACAGCGAAAGGAAAGAGACATGACCACGCCAAGCGAAAACGAGAATCGATCGAAGTTCACGCCCGAGCAATTGGCAGAGATCCTTCGTCTTCACAAAATGTGGAGGCGTGGCGAGCAAGGAGGTGCCCGCGCCGACCTCGCCGGCGCCGACCTCGCCGGCGCCGACCTCGCCCGCGCCAACCTCGCCGGCGCCGACCTCGCCCGCGCCGACCTCGCCGGCGCCGACCTCGCCGGCGCCGACCTCGCCCGCGCCAACCTCGCCGGCGCCGACCTCGCCCGCGCCGACCTCGCCGGCGCCGACCTCGCCGGCGCCGACCTCGCCGGCGCCTACCTCGCCGACGCCGACCTCGCCGGCGCCGACCTCGCCGGCGCCTACCTCGCCGACGCCAACCTCGCCGGCGCCTACCTCGCCCGCGCCGACCTCGCCGGCGCCGACCTCGCCGGCACCTACCTCGCCCGCGCCAAGGGGCTAACGAATCCGCCGCCCGATCCGCCGACTCCGTACGTGCGCCCGACGGTGCCAGAGGAGGTCAAGGCCGCGCGCCAGAAACGCATGCTCGATTACCGCGCCCGTTTCCCCGAGGTCCCGGTGATCGAAGCGCTGGACGCGAAGATCCTGGCCGCCATCACCAGCGGCGGCGGAAGCCTGGAGATGAGTTCCTGGCATGCCGCCTGCGGGACCACCCACTGCCGCGGCGGCTGGGCGATCAACTTCGGCGGCGAGAAGGGCGCGGCGCTGGAGCGCGAGCATGGATCGCAGCGCGCGGCGACGATGATCTATCGCGCGTCGACCGGGCGAGCCCCGCATTTCTTCGCCTCAAACGAGCGTGCCTTGGAGGACATCCGCGCCTGCGCCGCCGAGCAGACGGGCGAGGTGCAGCCATGACCGAGGCAGATCAGATCCGAATCGCGCACACGGTTCCCGGCGTGGTGTGCGGCGACAAACACGGGACGACGTGCGCGCGGGTGCGCGAGGCGATGACGGCGGCGGCGAACTGGGAGCAACAGCGCGCGGTCAACCTGGTCCGCGAGGGTCGCGACCACTGCGCGCGGCTGGCGGCGGACGCGCAGGCGAAGGGCGACCGCCCGAGCGCCGGCCACTTCGTCGCGATGGCCAATACGCTGCACGCCGTCTCGCTGCGGATCGCGCTGCCCGAGGGCGGCTGCGAGGCGTGCCTGAATACGAAGCAGGTCCCGTCGGCGCTGATGCCGGGGGCGATGGTGCCGTGCGACTGCACGCGGGGCGCGGCGACGACGGAAGGCGCGGCGTCGTGATCCTCCGTCTCCTCGAAGCTCTGGCCTCCCGCCTCCTCGCGTGGCGCGATGCGCGCCGGGCGCGGGAAGGGCGGTTCATCGTGGCGCCCGAACTCGATACGGCCGACGCCGTGGCCGGTTGGCTGTTCGACCGGGGGGCGAAGCGGGTCAGCTGTTGGTCAACCCCGGACGGGAAGGTGCGCGGCGTGGGGATGGTGCGCTGATGACAGCGCTGGAACGCTTTTGGACGAAGTTCGAGTTCACTCCTGGCTGCTGGGAATGGAAAGCGAGCCGGACGTATCACGGGTACGGACAGTTCTGCTTTGGCGAAAGAAAGATGGGAAGGGCGCACAGGTTCGCCTACCAGGCCATGATCGGACCGATCCCTGCCGGCCTGGAACTCGATCACACCTGCAGAAATCGGGCTTGCGTCAATCCAGACCATCTTGAACCGGTAACTCACAAAGAGAACGTACAGCGCGGCGAACTCTGGACGGTCAGCGCATCGAAGACGCACTGTCCGCGCGGCCACGCTTACGATGCCGCAAATACCCGCATCTGGTGCGGCAAGCGCGTCTGTCGCGCGTGTCGGGCTACCAAGACCATTCAACGGCAACAGGCACAGCGATGACCGAACGCATTGACACGCAATTCATCTGCCGCGCCCAACCCGCGTGCCTGTGCGCCGGCACCGAGTACTCCTGCGACTGCGACCGCAACCCCGCAACCAACATCTGCGGCGACTGCGGGCAGCCGATGGAGGAGATCGAGACGGACAGCGGGGAACCGGTGGGGGTGGGCTGATGGGCGCACACGTCTGCAAAGACTGCGGTCGCGCCGGCCACCACCGTGCAACGTGCGGCGGCTTTCGCGGGACCGTGATCGGCAACTGGACGGCGATCCGCCCGGTCGCCGCGTGGGAGTTCGCCTGCGACTGCGGCCACGTCCAGCTGTTCACGAAGGAACGCGCCAAGGATGCCAGGAGGCGGCCGAAGTGCCGCAAGTGCGGTCGATCCGAAACTGGCCGAGTGCGGTTCAACGGCAAGCGGGCGCACCTGTCGACGCTGGCGGCCGACCAAGGAATCCCCTATGCCACCGCCTACCACCGCATCTACCGCGCTGGCTGGACGGTCGAGCGCGCGCTGACGACGCCGGTCGGTCCGAATGGGCGAAAGGCGGCGGGCTGATGGCGCGAGCGATGCCACGCCAGCGGCCCGGCGCCAGCGAGCAAGTGGTCGGCACGCCGCGCGCGTTTCTCGATGCCGTCGAGGCCCGCTTCGGTCCGATCGGCCTCGACTTGGCGGCGAACTGCGAGAACCACGTCTGCGATCTGTGGGTAGGCCCGGGCTCGCCGCTGCTGGGCGGGACGGATGCGCTGGCGCCGTCGTTCAGCTGGCGCGGGCGCTCGCTTCGTTGGCTGAATCCGCCTTTCGGTGACATCGAGCCGTGGGCGGCGAAGTGCGCGGCCGAACGTCATCACGCGACGATCGCGATGCTGATCCCGGCGGCGGTGAGCACCAACTACTTCGCCGAGCACATCCACGGCAAGGCGTTGGTGCTCGCGATCCGCCCGCGTATTCGGTTCGTGGGCCACCCGACCGGCTTCCCGAAAGACCTTGTGCTGACGGTGTGGGGTCCCTGGGTCGCGCCCGGCTTCGACCTGTGGAAGTGGCGGGAATGAGCTGCCAGGGAGCAACCGCCCGCTTCCGCCCCTGGACGCCCGCCGAGGACGCGGCGATCCGCTCACGCTACATCCCGGAAGGCGCGCCCGGCCTCGCCCGCGAGTTCGGCCGCACGGCCGTTGCCGTCCACCACCGCGCGAACCGCATCGGCGTGATCCGCCGCCGCCGGTTCACCGCCGCCGAGGACAGGCGGATCGCGATGCTGTGGGGCGAGATGTCGCTGAAGGAATTGGCCAAGACGATCGGCCGAACGCCGGCTGTGACCTACTGGCGCGCGCAACACATGGGCCTGCCGCTCGGCTGTGTGCAGGGACTGGAGTACCTGACCGACTCGGCGAAGCGCACCGGCTTCACGATCTCGACCCTGCGAATGATCCTGAAGTGGGCCGGCGTCGGACTGCGGGTGTCGATGTCGCGGCCGACGAAGGCGCGCCGGCACTACCACGTCGTCGACCCCGATGACGTCAACGACGCGATCGAGCGCTGGCTGAAGACCGAGACACTCGCGGCGGCAGCGGAACGGCTCGGCGTGGCCTGCGCGACCGTCGAGCGCCGGCTGCTGGCGTCGGGCAATGAACTGCCGCCGAAGCCGGCCGGCAAGAAGCGCTGGCGCGTGCCGTCGGATCTCGTCGACGAGGTGATGGTCGGCTGGATTCCCTGGAGGCGCGCAGCATGACGACCCTGGCCCTCGCCGCCCTAATTCTCCGCCTCCAGGGCCTCCCCGTGGCCCCCGGCCCTGCCGAGGTCCGCGCGCGCATCCTGGCGGCGACGATCGCGAGCGAGGCGGCGCGGTACGACCTGCCGGCTGAGATCGTCGCAGCCGTCGCCATGCACGAATCGGGCTTCCGCCGGGACGCCATCGGCGCGCGCGGTGAAGCGGGCTACATGCAGTTGCTCAGGGGCACCCTCGCCACCGCCGGCTACGACCACGTCAGCGACGCCGGCCTGATGAACCCGCGCCTGAATTTCCACCTCGGCGCCCGCCACCTGGCCCACGTCCGCCGTCTCTGCGGCAACGCCCCGCCGGTCGCCTGGCTGTCGGTCTACTCGGGCCGCCGCCACTGCCGGCCGTCGCCGTACTCGCGCGCGGTACTGAAGCTGCTGGAGCGGGCCCAGCCGCCGGAGGTCGCCGCGCAGTGAGCGCCGTGTCGCCCATCGGCCTGCTGCCGCCCATCCCCGCCGCGCGCACCGCCCGCGCGCGCTGGGAGGAACTGGAGACCGCGCGCCGGCTGCGCTGGGAGCGCGACCGCGCCGCCTGGCTCGCCCAGCCGCCCCCCGAACTGGAGCTGCCGCTGACGGCGCCGCCGACCGGCACGCCCGAGTTCGAAGCGTGGGCCGCCGCATGGGAGCGCCGCCGCGAGTGGGCCCGCCGGGGCGCCCGCCTGATGGGGCCGTTTCGCCCGCTGCCGTTCCAACTGCCGATCCCCGCCGCCGACGAGGACGTGCCGCCGCGCGAGCAGACCGGCCCGAAGCGCGGGACCAAGGCGCGCAACCCGCTGATCAAGCTGCTACGCGGGCCGTGGCCGCAACGTGGTCAGTGCTGGCTGCAGGGCATCCCGCGCACGACGGCGCCGCGCCGCAAACCGCACGCGATCGGCATGCCGCCGCTTCGCAAGGCCGAGAAGGAAGCGGCGCGCGAGCTGGCGCCGATCAAGCGGCTGCTGGTGCTGCGGCCGAAGACCAGGGACGACTGCCGCAACGGGCCGAGGCCCTGCCCGTGGGTCGGCTGTCGCCGGCATCTCTATCTCGACGTCAACCCGCGCAACGGCAGCATCAAATACAACTTCCCCGGCATGGCGCTGGAGGACCTGGAGGAGACGTGCGCGTCCGACGTCGAGGAGCGCGGCGGGGTGTCGCTGCAGAAGGTCGGCGATCTGATCAACGTGACGCTCGAACGGGTGCGCCAGATTCAGCAGACGGGCGTCGCGAAGATCCGCGCGCTGCACGAGGGCGAGCACTTCGACGAACCCGCGTACGAGGACGAGGTCGACGAGAGCGAGGACGAAGATCCGGCGGCGGCGGACGTCGGGGAGCCGACGCGCGCGGAAGACGAAGAGGAGGAGAGCGGATGGTGATTCGTGGCTAGCGTCTTTTTCCGGGGACCAAAGAAGGCGCCGCGCTGGTACGCGCGGATCAAGTTGGCCAATGGTAAGTGGGCGTCGCGTCGCGTGCGGCAAGCAACCAAGGCCGACGCGTATCGCATCGCGGTCGTTCTCGAAGCCAAAGAAGAGCGGATCGGACTTGGTATCGACGAACCGACGTCGCCGCCGATCGGTGCCGCACTCGATCGGTGGTCGATGTCTATCACGAACGTGGCAGCCGATTGCAGCGTCGGCAGGGTTCGGAACCACCTGCTCCCGGCGTGGGGAGAGCGGACCATTTCGGCCCTCACGCCCGAGGAAATTCTGAAGTGGGCAGAGGAATGGATCGCAGAAAAGAAGAGCGTGCCTCTGCTCCACCACTGCCTGACGGACCTCCAGCGCTTCTTCAACTGGCTGAAGACGAGCGGTCGATTGCCGCTCGACAAGCCCAATCCGCTCGACGGACTCAGGGCCAGACTGTCGCTGAAGGCGCCGCAGCCAAGGCGAGATCGGCCGATCATCACAACCACGGAAATGGCGATGGCGGTTGAGGCACAACTACCGGCGCCCGCCGATCTGATGTTTCGGGTCGGCTACGATACCGGCCTGGAATCAGGCCAGATCCTAGGACTCCGGATCGCCGACACGGAATTTCTCGGCGCTGGTTTCATCCGGCCCCGGTTTTGTTATGGGCGGACCATCGTGCGCCGGGCGCGGCTACCAGAGCCGCCGGTGCCGGTGGCGACCGCGAGAGGCCTTCGCGAACAAGCCGAGGTGCGACTGGCCGAGGGTGCGCGCCGAGAGGATCGCCTGTTTGTCGACGCCGAGGGCGCACCGATCAACGACAAAGGCTGGATCCAGTACCGATGGGACGCCGTACGAAAGACCCTTCGGCTCGACGGCATGACTTGGCACGACGCCACCACCGTCTCGTTCATCAGCCGGTGCATCAAAGCCGGGGAACCAATTCACGTTCTCGCGAAATGGACGGGCGCCACGCAGGCCTCGATCGCGAAGGGGTATGGGCACCTCGTCCCCGACTACATCCCACGGAGGGCCGCATGACCGTCGATCCCTCCACTCCCACCATCATCGAGGACGCGCCGACGGCGCCCGTCAATGAAGCGCGCGCCGCGCTGGTCGCGGTCATCGTGAACGATCCGGCAAGGGCGGCCGACATCCTGCTGACCTGCCGCGATCTGATCCTCTCGTTCGACGACCGGCTGATCGAGGCGGCGCAGCGGATCGAGCGCGCCGAGAAGCTGGCCCTCGAAGCGATCCGGCTGGCGGAGCGGCGCCAATGACGATGCCCGTCTTCGAACGCACGCCCGCCCCGCCGGCCCTCTGCGCGGCCTGCGGCTGCATGGAGGTGACGATCGACGCCTCGACGCGGCTGTGCGTGCCGTGCTGGCGCGTGGTGGTCCTGGCGCCGTGGGCGAACTGGCAAGACCCGTACTTGAAAACTAGAGGCCCAGCGCGCCCGCGCGATCCTGCCGGCCATGGCTGACGAGACCGCCGAGGCGCTGCTATCCGTCTCCGTCGACTGGGAGCGCCAGTCCGAGGAGACGATCCTCGTTGTCTGGTCCATCGGCGAGCGGGTCGATTCGGAGGCGTGGGTCTTCGGCAAGCCGACCGACGTCAAGAACATCGAGCTCTGCGGGGAAGTCGAATCGGCCGCCGAGGCGCTGCTGGTGGGCCTGCCGCCCGCGCTGGACACACCCGCCGCGCCGGCGCTCTACCGCGTGATCCTCATTCCCGGCGTCCCGGGCGTCAAGACCATCTACGGCGAGCCGGCGGTGCCCGCGGTCATCATGCGCAACGACGCCGCGCTCGGGCCGGCCATCGGGCGCCTGTCCGCCGCCGCGCTGGCCCTGGCAACGGCGCGACTCGGCGGCTGATGGGCGAGCCGCCCGAAGAGACCGAGTCGAAGCGGCTGCAACTCGCCTTCTGGGTGCGGGCGGACCTGGCGCAGCGGTTCAGGGTGAAGTGCGAGCGGCTGAAGATGTTCCAGCGGGAGGCGGCCGAGGCGGCGATCGAGAAGTGGTGTGAGGCGGAGGAGAAGGCGGAGGCGCCACAGGCCCTACCCTAGATCGCCGACCGTGCATAGGTTCGGCCCATGACCATCACGCTGCTTCTTCCCGCGATCGTCGCCATCCTGGGCGCCCTGATCTACTTCGCCGCCGGCAACCCGAAGCTGGCCGAGATCGGCCGCATCATGTTCGCCGCCGGCATGATCGCGATCTGCTTCGTCCAGTACGGCGACGTCGTGGCGCGCGCGGCGATCCATGAACGCCGTTAGGCTGCGGCTCGTCGTCTGCCTGGGATGCGCGGGGCGGCGGGTCAGCGAAGGCCGCGACGCGCGGTTCGAGAGAGCGGGTCGGCAACCTTCCGCGCCATCTTCGCCGCGTCGGGCGACCGCCGGCCGAAATCGCTGGTGACGTTGCCGCTGGCGTCGCGGATCAGCCTGTAGCCGCCGCCGTTGCGCGAGAGACCGAAGGGCTCGTCGATGCTGTCGAGGTAGCTGAACGGACCCTCGGCGCCCGGCACGAACCACGACGGCAACACGAAGTCGCTGACCCAGATCCGCCGCGTCTCGGCGCCGATCGTCACGTCGATCTGGTAGCGGTCGCCTTCACAGGGGTCGGCAAGCTCGTAAGCCACCGATCGCCCGTCGCCCATCGGGATCCAGAGGTCAACCGTCGGGTCGCCGCGCAGTTCCAGCGACTCGTGGCTGAGCGTCGTGCCGTCGGTCGGGTCCGCGCTGGCGAGCACGCGGCCGAAGATCAGGCCGGCGACCTCCGTGTGAAAGCCGATCGCACCGGCGGGGCCGCCCAGGTCGTCAAGGATGGCCATCGGCCAGTAGGTGCCGGGCTCCAGCGTTTTCAGGTCGGCGTACGAGCGGACCGGCCAGGGCTCTTCTTCGAACGCCGGTCCGTAGTGCTCGGTCATCTGGACATTGACGGCGCGGACCAGGAACGCGAGGTTAGCCGGCGACAGGAGACGCGACGTCTCCAAGCACGCGATCTCCACGGTCAGTTCGCCGGGTGCGCCGCGAGCCAGGTCTGCCCGTGCTCGTACTTGAGCCGCGCGTTCACGTCCGTCGCCGCGTACCCCAGGTCGTTGCGCGCCTCCCTCGTGATCTGCTCGACCGCCTTGCGGATCACGCACTCGCCGTACTGCCCCACCAGCTTGGCCAGCTCATCGACGTAGTCCGCCGCGACCAGCGCGGTTTCCACCGCCGGCAGGATCCCGGCCGAGACTTCCTTGCCGCAGTCGACGATCACCGGCGTGACGTGGGCACAGGCGAACCCGGCCGACAGGCCGGCCAGGGCGATCAGGAGGCGGAGCTTTTTCATGCCGCGATGGTGGCGCGGCGGGCGCGGCCTTCAACATTCGCGGCGGGGAAACTTGAAGGGAACGACCGGCCCCCGATTCTGGACGGGCATGATGACGTGCAGCTTTTGCAAGACCGAGGTCGACCCGGCGGATCTGAGTGCCGCCGCGCTGGCCCGCTGGGAGCAAGTCACCGCCCACACGTTCCGGGGCGGCGCGCTTCTGCTCCTACAGGCCCACGCCTGCGGCAAGTGCGCACCGAAGTTGGTCCCGGGCTCTGTGGCCCTCGTACTCGTCAACCAGGAGAAAGAATCATGAGCGTCTACTCGTGCCAGGGATCCCAGACCGCCGCCGCGAAGACGGCACTGACCGTCGTTTCGACCGCCGCGATCCGCCCGCGCATCATCGACGTGACGCTGCAGCAGATCGGCACGCCGGGCTCGGACGCCTCCTACGAGGTCCATATGAAGCGGTTCACCGCGGCCGGCACCACGACCGCCGTCACCCCGGCGTCGACCGACCCGAACGATCCCGCGTCGACCTTCACCGCCGGCTCGAACGCGTCGGCTGAGCCGACCTACACGGCCAACACCCTGATCCGCGACTGGGCCTGCAACCCGCGCGCGACGTTCCGCTGGGTCGCCTACGACCAGCGCGCCGAGGTCATCCTGCCGGCGACCGCCGCGAACGGCATCGGCTTCCTGCTGAACGCCCTGGGCGGCGCGGTCACCGTTCTGGTCGACGCGAGCGTCCTGCAGTAAGGCGCATGCCGCGCCAGCGCACACGGGCCCAAGGATTCATCGAGTCCTTCGGGCCCGAGGGCCGGCGAGAGATCGAGACGTTCACCTGCTGCCACTGCAACAGCATCTGCAACGTCCCGCCGCCGACCGCCACCGAGGTCGGCTTCTGCGCCAGGTGCAGCGCGCGCGAGTGCCTGCCCTGCGCGAGGAAAAACCGGTGCGTGCCGTTCGAGAAAAAGCTTGAGGCCATGGAGGCGCGCGGGCGGCTCCTGAAGGCGATGGGGATTTGATGGATCAACCGCAGCACATGGTCGAGGTCAGGGGCGAGATGATCCCGCACCCCGACGCGACCGCCGGCGCCCCGCCCGATCTGATGGTCAAGATCACGCTGGCGCGCTGGGAGACGAACTCCGACCCGGCCAAAAGCTGCTGGCGTGAGATCGACCACACCGTCGTCAACCACCACGCGCGGCAGGGCGCCGCCCACGAAGAGATCATCGAGACGATGCGCGCCCTGTTCGCCGCCATCGGCGAGCCCAGCGCGGTCCGCGCCATCGTCCAGAAGGCGGGCGACGTGCTCACCGTCGACTGGAGGCCGCACCCCGACTCAAAGGACATCCCGGTGTCGGCCCCGAAGGCGATCGCGGTGGCCAAGGAACTGATGACCGAGGGCAAGGTCATGCTCGCCAAGATCGGGCTGATCGCGAGCTGACATGGCCAATCTGACTCCAGCCCAGATCACCGCGCTCGGGACGGAGATCACGAACGATCCCAAGGTGCTCGGCTACGCCGGCAAGACCGTCGCCCAGCGCTGCGCACTGATCAATGCCGTCGGCGGATCGGGCGAGAAGATCAACCAGGGCATCGTCTCGGCGCAGTTCATCATGAGCCAGATCGTCGAGACAGAAATGGCCGCGCTGACGTCGACGAAGCTGCAGGAGCTTCTGGTCTACGTCTCGGCCGGAATGCTGGACTCGGGCAATACGAACGTGCGCACCGGGCTGGGGAACATCTTCGGCGTCGGCACGACCTCGCGGACCAATCTCCTGGCCGCCGTCGATCGTTCGGCCAGTCGGGCCGAAATCCTGTTCGGGTCGGGTGCCTTCGTCGACACGTATGAGATGGGGCGAGCCACCGGAGTGCCAAGCTGATGGCGTCGGAGATCAAAGACAAATTCAGCGACGGCTCGGGCGGCACATCGTCGGCCGCGTTCACGATCACGATCGCGTCGCTCGCCTCGTCGACAACGTTCGTCGGCCGCCAGACGACGATGGTCGACAACTCGTCGAACCGCTTCGGCCTGGTCCACATCTTCGGCAAGTTCAAGCTCGGCACGTCGCCGACGTCGAACAAGGCTGTCTACGTCTACGCGATCCGGGGCGACAAGAACGCGACGCCGCATCGATCGGACAACGCCGGCGCCAGCGACGCCGCGCTGACCAGGCTGAACGCGCCCTTCGTCTGCCTGGCGCGCAGCTCGGCGTCGGCCGCCACGGGCGACAGCCTCTTCTGCGAGGACTTCTTCGCGAATCCCGGCCCCGAGTTCGGCGCGATGATCTATCACGACACCGGCGTCGCGCTCGACTCCACCGGCTCGAACCACTGGCTCCGCTGGGTAGGAAACAACCCGGAAGCGCAGTAGGGCGGCAGAGCGATGGCGCTCTACAACGCCGCCAGCACGAGCAACTTTCGCGAGTACGCGAACGGCGCTCTCTTCAACCAGACGGAGAACCAGACCGGCCACACGCTGGCCTGCTGGGTTCACCCGAACATCACGCCCGTCGCGCAATGGGGCTATGTCGCGCGCGGCGCCGGCCTGGTCGCCGGGGAGTTCACGCTCGGAACGCCGTCAAGCGCAAGCTTCAACCTCACCCGCGCCCAGATCATCACCGCGAGCGGCAGCCAGACCGTCGCCGACACGCTGACCTTCACCAATAACAACTGGCAGCACGTCTGCCAGACATGGGACGGGACGAACCTGAAGGTCTACGTCAACGGCCGGCTCCGCAATACGAGCACGCCGGCCGGGACGTTCACGCAGTCATCTACCAACAACGTCCGCCTGTGGATGCGGACCGACGGCACGATAGGCACGACCGACGCGTACATCGAGCAATTCGGCTGGTGGCGGACGGCGCTGTCGGCCGCCGAAGTGGACGCGCTGTCCCGCGGCTACGACTTCACGAAGATCCGCCGCAACGACGCAATCCTCCTGGACAAGCTCGACAGCATCAACGGCGTCGACATCGTCAGCGGCCTCGGCACCAACACCGGAACCATCACCGTCAAGGAGCCGTGCCCGATCCTCCGCCCGCACCTCGGGCAATTCTGGACGCAGCAGAGCCCGAACCGAGGATCGGGCAGGACACGCCGGCGGGAGGCCACCGGCGTCACGATCACGCTCCTGCTCAGCGGGTGGGAGCCTCGCGCGCCTGAGACCGGCACGGCCCCGCGGCGGCCGTTCGTCTCGATGGAGGCGCCGCAGCCGGCGTTCAGCGCGCCCACGCTGGGGTCGACAGGCTGGGAACCGGCCGCGCCGCTGCCGTTCGACCGCCCCGCCGGCCAAGGCTCCAACGCTGATGTCGGTGGCGGACCCGCGCAGCTCGCCAAGACCGGTTGGGAGCCGACCGCCCCCGTCCCAGTCGACAAGCCCCCCGGCCAGGGCTTCAACGCGGACGGGGACGGCGTCCCGCCGCAGCTGAAGCCGAGCGGCTGGGAGCCGCCGCCGGCGGTCACCGTCTCGCCCAGGGGCCGCGGCGCGGTCGACGCGCTGGGGCCGTGGCTCGCCTTCCTGGCCCGGACCGGCTGGGAGCCGGCGCAGCCGACGCCGCAGAGCCCGCGCGGCAAGACGGGCATCAACTTCGACGGCCCCCTGCTGGCGTTCCTGCTTCCCGGTGGTTGGGAGCCACTCGCGCCCTGGGCCGCGCAGCCGCACTCGCCCATCATCCCCGCGCCGCTGCCGCTGGCGCCGTTCACCGGCGCGCTGCTGGCCACCGGCTGGGAGCCGCCGGGCCCCGTGACCGTGTCGCCCCGCGGGCGGCTCGCGCCCAGCTGGGACGGCCCGACGGTCGCCTTCCCGCTGCGGACCACGGGCTTCGAGCCGCTGGCGCCCTGGACGGTCAGTCCGCGCGGCAAGGTCGGCGTCGACTTCGGCCCCCTGTCGGGCTTCGTCGTGGTGCTGGGCAAGACCGGATGGGAACCCCCGGGGTCGCTGACCATCAGCCCCCGCGGCAAGCTGGCACCGTCGTTTGATGGCCCGCTGGTGGCATTCCCGCTGCGCGCCGGCGGCTGGGAGCCACCCGCGCCGGTCACGCGATCGCCGCGCCCGGGGATTGGCGTCAACCACGACGCCACGATCCCGATCCTGAGCGTCCTCGGCGTGGTGGGTTGGGAGAGCGCCGCCGCCTTCGCGCGCCGGCTCGCGCGCGCGCAGGGCGCCGGCGGCGACGCCGCGCCGATGAGCCCGCCTCCGCTCAAGGCGGGCTGGGAGCCGGCATCGCCGTACCTGCCGCGCACGCCGCGGCCAGGCGTAGGCGTCAACTGGGACAGCCCCGCCGTCAAGCGCCTGCTCGCCGCCACCGGCTGGGAGCCCGAATCCCCCCGCACCCGCAGCCCGCGCGGCGCCCCGGGCCCAAACTTCGACGGGTCGGGCCTGCTGGCGCTGCTGCGCGCGACCGGATGGGAGCCGCCCGGCCCGCAGACCAAGACGCCGCGCCCAGGCGTCGGGGTCGATTACTGGGGGCCGATGCTCGCCAAGTTGGGCGTCACGGGCTGGGAGCCGGCGCAACCGACCAACCGGCCGATCCCGCCCGGCGTCGGCGCCGCCTATGTCGCCTGGAACGGTCTCTTCATCCCGCCGGCGCTGGCGGCCGAGATGCTCTTTGGTCCGCCTTCGACCGTCGCCGTCGCGGATTCGCGCACCGACGTCAACGTCGAAAGTTCAGTCACCCGTGTCGTGCTGACACCCTACGACGAGTAGCGCATGGGCAACGCCGACTTTCACCTCGCCCAATTCGATCTCGCCCCGGCGCTGCTGGCGGTGATGCTCCACGAGGACGGCATGACGCCGATCGACCTGACGGGTGCGACGGCCAAGATCCGAATGCAGCGGGCCGACAAGACCGGCAGCATCCTGGGCGGCGCCTGCTCGATCCCGGGCGACCCGGCGACCGGCACCGTTCGCTATGACTGGCAGGCCGCCGACACCGAGACGCCCGGCATCTTCGCCGCCGAGTGGATCGTCACGCTCCCCACCGGCCGCGTCCTGACCTGGCCCGAGGACGGCTACGTTCGGATCGTCATCAAGCCGAGGCTGGCATGAACCGGCGCGAGGACTTCAACCTCAAGCAGTTCGACACCAGCCCCAGCCTGACGGCGACGCTGCTGGGCACCGACGGCAAGACGCCGCAGGACCTGACCGGCGCCACGGTGCGGCTGTCGCTCAAGCTGACGAATGGCTCGGGCACGCTGCTGGGCGGCCCGGCCGTCGTGGTCGACGCCGCGAACGGCGTGGTCCGCTATGACTGGCAGGCGATCGACGTGGCCGCGGCCGGCCACTACCAGGCCGAGTGGGTCGTCACGTTCCCGGGCCCGCGCGAGATGACGTGGCCGAACGACGGCTACCTCCGCATCGAGATCGAGCCGCGCATCGACCCGGCCGACTCACCGCCGGTGCCGCCGCCCATCACGGTCACCGTCACCGCCGACGTCACGCTGGACAGCATCAACACCAGCGGCCAGCAACTCGTCAACCTCGACACGACGGCGCTCGCCACCGGGACGCGCGCCTGGGTCGAGAGCGTCCACGCCAACTTCTATCTGGAGAAGATGGGGACCGCCTTCACGCCCGACAACATTCAGATCGTCGCCGGCCACAACGGCGGGCAGTGGTTCCGCGACGGCTTCACGCTGCCGGTCACGGCCGACCCGTCGCTTTCGCCCGGCCTGGCCCTGCCGATCGGGACGCGCGTCCACAAGGCCGACGGCAGCGCGGCGTGGGACAAATTCGGGACGAACGCCACGGATTGGGCGGCGGTCGCCTCGTCCGCCGGCGGCGGGTTCGCGCTGGTCGCCGATCTCGCCTCCACCGCCCACAATAAGGGCGCCTCGACGATCGGCATCGAGGACGTTGGCGGCTACTTCCCGACCAAGAACACCGAGGCCGCGCTCCAGCGCCTGGCGTTCCAGGTCAACGCGATGCCGGCGGCGACGTCGGACATGTTTTACAAGGCGCGCGCCGCCGCGTTCCTCGGCACGAACAAGCAGTCCGTCTGGTGGATGGACTTTCCAGAGGGCAGCGCCGACATGTCGATCGTTCTGACATCGGGCGGCCTGCTGTCGACGGCGGTGGGCGACTCGGCCGATCCGGTCAACTCGATCGGCGGCATCGTCGACATGTCGACCGGCACGTCGACCAGCGGACAGGCGCAGGTGCTGCCAGTGATCAGCACCAACTTCTCGCCGATGGCGGGCTTCAACTCGCCCCATATCCGCTTCTACCGGGCCTGCATGTTCCGGATGGTCAGCACCCCCGACGCCAACACGATCGCGTTCATGGGCTCCCAGGGCCACGGGATGGGCGTCTATGGGCCCGGCAGCGCCACCAAGTACTCGGTGCGCGTCGGGTCGAACGCCGTCGGCAACCAGCAGTACATCCTGAGCGACGAGACCGTCGACAACAAGTGGGTCTACCTCGAGTCGCTCTGGGACGGGACATGAACTGGCTCTGCGTCAACGGCGGCCAGCCCAAGGGGATGTCAGGGCTCGGCCTCTTCCCGATCAGCAACTCGACCGAGTCCTACTGGACCTGGATCGTCGGCAAGGTGGGTGGCGCCGTGAACCACAACGCGCAGTGGAACTGGCTGCTCTGGACGGTGTGCCCGCAATGATCACGGTCAGACGTTACAGCTCGACGGTTCCGGGTACGCCGTTCCGGATCGTGTACGGCTTGGATTCGCTGTCGGCGTTCTGCTGGGTGGCGCCCAAGACCCCGAACGCCAGCGGCGCGGGACCGTGGTTCGCGGACGCATTGCAGGCTGCGGCCATCGCGGCGGGCTCGCTCCCGGCCGTCAACATCAAGGGGCCGGCGTCAACGCTGGCCTCGTTCGCCTGGTTCAACGCCGGCACCGCCGGCGAGGACTGCGAGACGTTCCGCACGAACTACGGCGGGACGATCGCCCAGTCGATCGCGACCAAGGTGGCGGCCTTCAAGCCTGACCTGTTCATCCCGTTCCTGGGCGTCAACTGCGTCCAGCACAGCGTCTCCGACGGGAACTGCACCACGAACCACGCGGCGATCCTGGCGCAGACGCAGGCCCAGTGCCCGGGATGCCAGATCGCCGTGCCGGGCCCCTTGTGCATCCAGGAGAACTGGCCGCGGGGGGCGAACCCGTTCGACACGCAACTCGACGCCAAGGACACGATCATCCGCACCACCGCCCAGGCGGCCGGCGCCGAGTACATCGACCTGCGGACGCCGATGTTCGCCTTCGAGGCGGCCAACAACCCGGGGCATCTCGCCATCCTCGGGCCGTTGACCAACCCAGACGCGAGCGCGGTCCACCCCAACGACGTCGGGCGGGCGTTCCTGGCATCGGTCATGCTCTCCCACTTCCAATTCGCGTGAGGCAACCATGAGCTCCGAATTCGAGGCAGCCAAAGCCGCCCTCAACCCCAAGCCGACCCCCTGGCGGCGGTGCCCGATCTGCCTGACCGAGATGGCGGCAGGCCAGCAGCGGTGCCCCGACCACCCCGACTCGCCGATCCACTACGTCCGCAAGCTCACCCCCGAGGAGCAGGCCAAGATCGGCAACGACCACCCGGAGGCGGTGCTGCTTCTGGGCGAGGAGTGATCTAGAGATTTGAGGCGGGCGGTAAGGCCGCGAGAATTAAGGGGCGATGGGCGACAAGCCAACCCCTGAGAACAGCGGCGGATCAGGGGGCAAGCGCAAGCCCCCGGTCGGGCGCCGATTCCAGAAGGGGCAGAGCGGCAACCCAGGCGGCCGTCCCAAGACGCTAGCCGAGTTCAAAGAGCTCACCAGAAACCATTCGGCCGAAGCCGTCGAGAAGCTGGTCCGGATGATGCGCAACGGCCCCCCGACGCAGGCCGTTCGCGCCGCCGAGATCCTCCTCGACCGCGCATGGGGCAAGCCGGCACAGCGCAACGAGATCGCCGGCGTGGACGGCGCGGCCCCGATCACCGTACGGGCCGTACTGACGTCCGACGAGAAGCGAGCGCGGCAACGCGCCCTCGCCGAGAAGGCGGCGGCCCTCGTGGTCCAGCGTATCGCCAGCGGGGAACATGAGCCCGGCGACGCTGACGGATGAGCAGTGGGACGCGCTGACCGAGGATGAGCGCGATGAATACCTAGAACTGCAGGAGGATCTGGTCGGCGGCGAATCGCTGGCCGACTTCATCCGCCGGCTGTCCCCGCATCACCCGCCGCCCCGGCACTTCGAGCCGCTGATCGCCGAGCTCGAGCGCTGCCGCATCCAGCGGCGCAAGGTGCTGCTGTCGATGCCGCCCCGGCACGGCAAGACGACGCTCCTGCTGCATGCCTTCGCGTGGTGGCTGGCCAAGAACTCGGGCGACACCTGCGGCTACTTCAGCTACAACGCCCCCCAGGCGCTTTCGAAGTCCGTGCTTGCCAGGGCGCTGACCGCGCGCGCCGGCGTCCAGCTGTCCGACGAGACCAACAACAAGGCCGAGTGGCGCACCACGGATGGCGGTGGCCTCCTCGCCGGCGGCGTGGGCGGCGGCCTCACCGGCCAGGGTATCAGCGGCCTCCTGGTGGTCGACGACCCGTTCAAGGGCCCGGTGGACGCTTACTCGCAGGTCTACCGCGACGCCGTTGACGACTGGTTCCGGACCGTCGCGATGACCCGGCTCGAAGGTGCCAGCGTCTTCGTCATCCACACGCGCTGGCACGAGGACGACCTGATAGGGCGCCTCGCCAAGGACGAGGGTTGGACCGTCATCAACCTGCCGGCTGCCGCCGAGGAGAACGACCAACTCGGCCGCGCGCCGGGCGATCCGCTCTGGCCCGAACGATTCAGCGCCGCCGAGCTGGACGAGATCAGGCGGACGATCGGCGAGTTCAACTTCGCCGCCCTCTACCAGGGGGCGCCGCGGCCGCGCGGGGGCGCCGTGTTCGGGGAGCCGCACTATTACGACCCGCTGACCTTCAACGTCACGGGCATGCGGATCATCCTGGCAGCCGACCCGGCGGCGTCGAAGAAGACGACGGCCGATTATAGTGCGGCGGTGGTGCTGGCCGTCAAGGGCGTCGGGGCGCAGGCCGTCGGCCACGTCCTGAAGGTCTACCGGGAACAAGTGGCGATGCCGGTGTTCGCGCGGGATCTGCTGGGCCTGCAGCGGGCATACGGCAACACGGCGATCAACATCGAGGCCGTGGGCGCGTTCAAGGCCATTCCGCAGATGCTGCGCGAGATCAACCGCGACCTCCGCATCAACGAGATCGACCCCAAGGGCGACAAGTTCACGCGCGCCCAGCCGGTGGCGGCGGCGTGGAACGACGGCCGCCTCCTGGTGCCGGCGACAGACGCGGCGTGGCTGGGGCCGTTCCTCGACGAGCTCGCCAAGTTCACGGGCGTGAACGACCGCCACGACGACCAGGTGGACGCGCTGGCCCACGCCTGGAACAGCCAGAAAGGCCGCTCGATGTTCGACGTGATTTAGGCGGGCGTCGCCGCGACGGGCGGCTTCGGCGCGCCGTTCGCCGGCGCCTTTGCCACCGGCGCCACCGGCACCGGGTCCGGCTGCTTCGCCAGTTCCTCGGCCATGCTGACGTCGTCGTCGGTCAGCGTCCGATAGGTGTCCCGGTCCTGCAACTCCCGCGCGATCGCGCCCTCGGTCAGCGCCCCGATGGAGACGTAGACCTGGTCCGTCTCGGCGCGCAGCTTGTCGATCTCGGCCCGCTCTTTGTCGGTCGTCTGCCACAGCGGCTCGAAGGCGATGTCGAAGTCTTCCGGCATCGACCCAATCGAGTGCCGCACCAGGACCTCGTAGAGCCGCATCAGCTGCGGTCGCAGGTTGGTCTCCTGGCGGGCGCTGACGTGATCGTAATAGTTGCGGATGTCGCTCTCGCCCGTCGCGCTCAGGCCCGCCGGCGACTGCCCAAAGAGCCGCGTCGCCGGGATGTCGCAGGCGCCGCAGAGATCGATCACGAAGCTCTGGATGATCTTGTCCAGGCTGGAGAACTGCATCTGCTTCTGTTCATAGGTCTCGGTGTCCTTGTCGATGACGAGCGTGCGGTTGATGCCCTTCATCGTCATGCCGGCGATGAGCCGCGCCGTGACCTTGGCGCTGCCGCCGTCCATGGCCAGCTGATCGGCCAGGCCAGCCATCGAGAGGATGTCGACCTTCGCCTCGAAGATCATCGAGGAGACGCCCATCGTCACGCTGTCGTAGTTCCGCACGCTCTCCAGCGGCGCCTGCAGCTCGCTGTCATCCCAGCGGGCGTTCTGGACCCACAGGAAGTAAGGCAGCTGCTGGCCGTTGAAGCGGATCACCCGCGACCAGTGGATGTTCGTCTCGTTCGTGTCGGTCGACGCGTCGGCGATCGAATAGAACTTGGGCATGCGGAAGTTGGGAGATTTGATGTCGCGTTCCAGTTCCGCACTCCCGATGATCTGCCAGCGGTCGAGGACGTGCAGGTATTTCAGGCAGTCCTTGCCCAGCTTGGCCACGTCCAGCGGCTGCGAGAGGTCTTCCTCGCCGGCGACGCCCAGCAGGATGACGGCGCCGCCGTAAAGCCGGGCCCACCGAATCGCCGAGTTCACCTTCTCTTTGATGGCGAACGCCGCCTCGGCCTTTTTGATCGCCTGGGCGCCGTCCTCGTCGTCGTCGTAGCCGTCCCAGTTCAGCCGCCAGCCGGCGCGCGTCATGTCGTCGGCCACGGTCGTGATGATGCGGCGGCTGATCCAGCTGCCGCGGAACATCGACTCCAGGTCGACCCGGCTCTGCGCCAGTGGGACGTCGTAGTTCGAGAAAAAGCGCTTGTCGCGGTCGGTGTTGAGGCCGGCCACCACGTTCGACAGGCCGTCGACGATGCGAGGCTTGGCGTCCGAAACCGAGGTCGCAACGGGCGCCGCAGGGCCAGAAGCCGCGGCAGCCTTTGATCTAGATCCCCAAGGCCAAGGAAACGCCATGCCCTCAGAGAGTGGGCCAACAGCTTCAAATCTGGAGTTTCCGCGTCCTCGAAAACTTGGGTTAGCAGCCGTCTGCCCCACCGTTGAGGGGCTTGCTCCACTTCCACATCCGCCATCTGGCGACCCACGGCATGACGTCGCGCCTCCGAAAGAGACGATCGCGACTGCTGCGCGCGGTGCGCCCAAGCCGGCGGAATGAACTGTGGTACCGCGGCCAGCTGCATGCGCTGGTGGGCCATCTGCGGGCGGCGGGCGCCGAGATTCTGGCGGCCATCAAGCCGCAGTGGCCGACCGTCACGGACGCCGCGCCTCCCGGGCTCGACTTCCTGTTGACGCACGCGAAGCTGAAGTTCGGCAACATCGGGGCGTTCGCCAAGGCGCGCGCCGCCACGGCGGTCCGCAAGAACCTGGACGACGTCGACGAGCGCCTCGCCGCGTCCGTCAAGCAGTCGCTGAACATCGACATCCGCGCCCAGCTGACCGGCGAAGGCCCGGTCGCGATGGAGATGGCGCGCGCCGCCCGGGCGAACGTCGACCTGATCGAGTCGATCCCCGAGCAGTACTTCGACCGCCTGCGCGAGGACATCACCGAGAACTGGGCGACCGGCCAGCCGTGGTCCGCCATCGTTGACCGCGTCCAGGAGATCGGCCAGATCACGGAGCGGCGCGCGGCGCTGATCGCCCGCGATCAGACCGGAAAACTCAATGCGGCGTTCAACAACGTCCGCCAGCGCGAACTGGGGATCGAGAAGTTCGAGTGGCAGACCGCCGAGGACGAGCGCGTCCGTGACAGCCACGCCGAACTCGACGGCCAGACGTTCCGTTGGGACTCGCCGCCCATCGTCGATGGTGAGACCGCGACGCCCGGGACGCCGATCAATTGCCGCTGCGTGGCCGGGCCAGTATTCGACATCGAAGAGACGCCCGCCGAGTCGCCGATCGCGGCCGAGATGGAAGCCGAATCGGAGGCCGCATGAGTTTCCCTCGCTGCCAGGTCCGCGATCTCTTCACGCTGACCAGCCGTGTTCTGACCGATGAGGGCTACATGCTCGCCCCCGGGAAAATCTCCCGCACGGGCGTTCAGGAGTACCGCGCCCGCGAGCTCGGCATGGATTCCGCCGGCGACGGCGACCGCATCATCCGCCTTTACCGGCCGCCCGACGAGGTGTTCGCGCCCGAGGCGCTGTCGTCGTTCGCGGACAAGCCGATCACACTGAACCACCCGCCCGACAACGTCACCGCCGACAACTGGCGGAAGATCGCGATGGGCGACGTGCGCGAGGTCGCCCGCGAAGGCGACCACGTCGGCGCCAAGCTCGCGATCCGCGACAAGGCCGCCGTCCGCGCCGTGATGGACGGCAAGGCGCAGCTGTCCTGCGGCTACGCGTTCGACTGCGACATGACGGCCGGGCGCACCGCCGACGGGCAAGCGTACGACGGCATCCAGCGAAACATTCGAGGCAATCACATCGCGATTGTCGACAGCGCGCGCGGTGGCCCGGGGTGCCGCGTCGGAGATCACGACCACGACACAGAGGAGAGACCCATGGCAACTCGCACGATCGTCATCGACGGCATCAGCATCGAACTCGAAAACACCGCGGCCTCGCTCGTCGAGAAGATCGTCGGCGACGCCAAGAAGAACGAGAAGGCCGCTCTCGATCTGGCCACCATGGCCGAGACGCGCGCCAAGGCGGCTGACGAGGCCCTGAAGGCCGAGAAGACCGCCGCCGCCAAGCTGGTCGCCGACCATGCGACGGCCCTGGCCGAGGCGAACGCCAAGATCCTGACGCCCGGGCAGATCGAGGCGATGGCGGCCGAGCGCTCGAAGGTCGTGGGCGATGCGGCCAAGCTCTGCCCCGAGTTCAAGGCCGAGGGCAAGAGCGTCGCGGCCATCCGCGCCGAGGTGCTGACCGAGGTCATCGCCAAGGACGAGGCCCTCAAGCCCGTCGCGCTGGCGGTCCTGGGCGGCGTCGAACTGTCCAAGGCGCCCGAGGTGATCGTCACCGCGGCGTTCAACGCCATCGCCGCCACCAAGCCGGCGCAGGCGACCGACTCCCAGCGCCGCACGGCGGACGACTCCGTCTCCCGCGCGCTGCTGGGCACCGACGGAACGCACGTCACCGACGGACCGGAGCTCACCGGCCGCGCGCTGATGATGTTCCGCGAGAACCACGCCGGCCGCGGGCCGGCCGAAGAGAAGCAGTACCAGCAGGAGCGCCGCCAGTAGGCCGCCGCACGCGAACCCCTAACGACACACCCACAGCACTCAGGAGAACACCATGGCAATTCCTACCCTCGCGACCGTCGGCGGCCAGCTGCTCACCGTCGGCTACCCCGGCCAACTGGCGATGAACGTCGACGATCCCGCCGTCGAGTCGTGCATCAACGAGAACGCGACCGCGATCAACTTCGGTGACGCGGTCTGCCTCGGCACCACCGCCGCGCTGCCGGGAACGCCCGGCTCCGTGCGCCCGCCGATCTCGGGCGGCGTGGTCAAGGGCATCGCGCTGCGCGCCCTGTCGGAGGCCAACGCCCCCGGCGTCGCCGGCACGATCAACTACCCGCAGTTCCACGACGTCCCGGTGTGCAACAAGGGCTACCTCTACTGCCTGGCGTCCGAGAACGTCACCGACGGCGACGCGGCGATCTGCGTGGTCGCCTCGGCCGGCATCGGCGGCGCCACCGGCGGTGCGGCGAACGGCACCACCCGCCTCACCATCCCGGGCGCCATCTGGAAGACGACCACCGCCTCGGGCGCGGTCGGCCTGGTCCACATCGTCACCGCGTAATTCCCGGTCTGACTCACCTCGAACCTGAAGGACACGATCATGAAAATCCAAGTACGAGACAATCAGCCGGAACCCGGTTACGGCAGTCCCCTCTACCGGGGGGGCGTTCCGATGGTCGCCGCCGACGTCGACGATTGGCGGCACGCCGAGATGACCAACTTCGTTCGCCGGTCGGGGATCTTCCCGGTCGGGTCGGGCGCCAACTACGGCCGGGCATCCGCCCAGGACGCCGGCGAAGCCGAGTCCTTCGCGATCGGGCAGCTGACCTACCTGGAGCAGAAGGCGTTCGCCCGCTGGTACCAGCCGATGCACTACGAGCAGGTGCTCGCCGGCTGCATCGACTACAGCGCCGGCCCGCAGGCCAAGGCCGTCAACTACCTGATCTCTGATCGGGTGGGCATCGGCAAGCGCATGTCGCCGGGGGCGAACGACGTGCCCCTGGTCGACGTGGCGTACGCGCTGAAGGCCATCCCGGTGCAGTCGGGCGGCATCGGGTACGACTACACGCAGGAGGACCTGCGGACGTCGGCCTTCCTGAAGCAGCCGCTGTCCAACACCAAGCAGGTGGCCGCCGTCGAGGCGTACAAGCGCCACATGAACTTCGTGGCTCTCCAGGGCGAGTCGCTGTCGAACCTGACCGGCCTCTACAACGCCACCGGCGTGACGGCGGCGAACCGCACGTCGGGCGCGGTGTGGGACTCGGCCACGGCCGACACCATCATCAACGACATCATCGTGGCGTACTCGGCATATTACGCCGCGACGGGCAGCAACCTGCGGCCGACGAAGATCATCTTCCCGGCGACGACCCGGCAGCTGCTGTTCAAGCCGCGTTCGACCGTGAGCGACACCACGATCGAGCGGTTCATCACCGAGACGCTGAAGGTCGAGATCAGCGACGACATCGCGCTGGAGACGCTGGGCTCCGGCTCGACCAAGCGGGTCGTGTTCCTGAACGCGATGAACGACAACGTGGTGTTCCACATCCCGATGCCGCTGCAGTTCCTGGCGCCCCAACTCCAGGGCTTCCGCGTCGTCGTGCCCGCCGAGTACAAGTACGGCGGCCTCGAAGTTCGGCGCGTGCAGTCCGTCCGCTACATGGACGGCGTCTAAGACGCGCGTTCGCAGTTCGGCGTGGTGAGCGCCAGGGGCCGCCTCCGTAAGGGGGCGGCCATCCTAACCAAGTTCAACGGCCCGGCAATGAGGTGATGTGATGGGACGCGATCTCGTAGATTCCGTAACGAAGGAGTGGGCCGTCACCAACCAGGCGACCGCCGGGACGCCCACCATCAGCAAGGCGGCCGCTGCCGGCGTGCGCCACATCTGCAGCGGCATCAGCATCTCGGTCGCGGCCGGCGCCACTGCGCAGACGCCTGTCGCCGTCGTCCTACGTGACGGCGCGACCGGCGCCGGGACGATCCTGGGTTCGTGGGCGCTGGCCACTCCCGTCAACGGCGTGGCGGCGCTCAATCTGACCGGCCTGAACATCGTCGGCACCGTGAACACGGCCATGACGCTGGAGTTCTCGGGCGCCACCGCGACCGCCGTCGTCGGCTCCGTGAACCTGTTCGGCTACGACAACTGACAAAGGAGACCTGCATGCTCGTTCAGAACACCGCCGATCACCCGTTCGACATCTATAGCATCCCGACGGGCGTGGGCCCAAATGGGGTCGCGCTGGGCAGCAAGATGTATAGCGTCCCCCGCCTGACGGTGGACGAGAAGGGACGGCACCCCGGCGTCGTCGAGATCCCGGACGACGTGCTGGCCGAACTGCTGGCGAAGGACCCGTGGACGAAGGGCTGCTTCGACAGCGGCGATCTGGTCGCGGTGAGCAGTCCCGAGAGCAAGGTCCCGGCGTCCGAACGTGTTCTGGCCGCCACCGGCGCCACCCTGGCCAGCGTCGGCACCAACACCGCCGAAGGCCGCGTCGCCAAGGGCGGCAAGTAGCTCACGCCATGAAGGTCCTGAATACGAGCGGCCGACGTTACGACATCCACTCGATCCCCACGCGGATCGAGGAGGGCGGCAAACCGATCGGCTCGCTGGTGTTCAGCGTCCCGCCGGCCGAGAGCGGCGAGCTCGGGACGATCAACGGCGAATGCGAGATCCCCGACGAGATCCTCGACGAGTTGCTCGCCAAGGACAAGTGGACGCAGGCGGTGTTTGCCTCGGGCCATCTCGTCAAGGCGAGCGAATAGCCGATGCTGACCCCGGCCACATTCGTGGCTGCGTTCCCAATGTTCGCGGACGTGCCGGTCGCCGACATCCAGCGGCACCTCGACGCGTCCGTGTCAGAGGGTGCGTTTGACGTCGCGGTGTGGGGTTCGCTTTACGATCGCGGCCTGGGCAACTGGGTCGCGCATCGGATCGTGACCGAGGCGGTCGACACCTGGCAGATGCGCACGCTCGCAGGCGACCGTCCCGGGCTGGCGGCACCAGGCGATCGCGAAGTGGTCATGAAGCAGGTCGACACGACGGTGGTCAGCTATTCGGCGTTCGTGCTGAAGGACCAGGTCTCCAACCCGATCCTGCGGACCACGTTCGGTCAGCGGTATCGGCAACTGATGCGCGTCGCCGCGCCGGGGGGCATCGCGGTCTGACATGGCAGTCGCCGGCAACCTGAACGCGCTGAAGGAACTGTCGGACAAGATCCGCCAGCTAACCACCGCCGGCTTCAAGGCCGATCTCGCGAAGGCGCTCGCCGCGCGCGCGTGGAAAGAGACGCTGGACGGCTTCCGGCAGAGCCGCGACCCCTACGGCAACCCGTGGCGGCCGCTCGCCTGGCGCAAGGGGACGCCGCTCGTCGACACGGGCCAGATGCGAGCTTCCGTCTCGACCGAGGCCACCGACAACGGCTTCCGCCTGCGCATCGGCGTCGTCTACGCGATCATCCATCAATACGGCGCCCGGGTGCGGGCCGCGACGCGCGCGCAGAGCCGCGGGCGGGTCGGCAGCGTCCCGCAGCGCCAGATGGTCCCGATGAAGGAAACGGGCGGCCTCGGTCCGATCTGGCTCGGCGCCTTCAATGAGACCGCCGCCAAGCTGATCAAGGACCGCGTGCGGGGTGCCGCTTGAGCCTGCTCGGCATCGCGGACGCCATCACCAGGCAGATGATCGGCGCCGAGCCGGCGCTGACGCCGCCAATCGTGTTCGGCGCCGACCCTGGGCTGTCGGTCGATCGCACATCCCGGGTGATCATCCTGGTGCCGGGCAGCGAGCAGATCACCGGCCCGCAGGGCCAAGGCGGCGACGGCATCGGCAACCCGCGCCCGCTGTTCACGCGCAATATCAGCATCGCCGCCCACATCTGGTGCGACGACGTCCCCACGGTCGAGCTGACGCTGAACGCCTTCGTCCAGGCGATGCAGGCGATCCAGTGGGGCTCATACAAGCTGCAGTCAGGCCAGTGGCGCACGGGCAGCGACATCGCCACGAAGTGGGGCGTCGTCTACACGCTGAACATGACCTGGCTGGTGCCCATCACCCGCGTCCCCGACACCTACGCCGTCGTCACCTCGATGCCGATCACCGGCGTCGAGGGCACCGTGGATCACTCCCCATGAAAAGGACAAAGCCCATGGTCGACGTATCTGACCCTCCCGGACAAGCGGCGGACGCCGAAGCAGCGCAGGAGACTACAACCGCGCCGGCGCCGCCCACCACTCCCAAACGCCAGGTCGAGCAGTGGGCCGAGGCGAAGGGGATGCTGCCCGAGTTCTACCCGGCGCCGCCGTCGCACGCGGGTGCGATCCCGCTCGGGACGCGCAGGAACCCTGAATTTTGGAGATACGCCGCCGCCCGTGGGCTGAATGGATGGGTGATTGGCGCAGAGGTGACCGAGGCGGAGTTTGACGCCGCGGTCGAGCAGGCAACGAACGGCACCGTGATGAGGTAACCATGGCACTCCTCCCAGACGTCTCGATGACCATTGCCGACGGCGGGCTCGGGCTCGTGCCGGCCGCCGTCGCCAACGCCAGCGCCAAGATCGGGGTGTGCTCGGACGGCGTGGTCGGCACCGTCTACAGCGCCAACGACAACGGCACGGCGTCGAGCCTGCTGGGGCAGGGGCCGCTGGTCGACTGCGTGGCCCACACGCTGAGCGTGGCGGGCGGACCGGTCTTCGCGCTGCCGATCAACCCTCGCGTCGCTGGTTCGGCATCAGCGGTCGCCCGCGGTGTGCAGATTGGAACGGGCGCGCTGACGGTGACCTTCGCGCCACGGCAGTCCATTGCCATCAAGATCCTGGTGGGCGGCACGAACGGGACAGCAACCTTCGCCGTCTCGCTGGGGGGCGGCGCCTATGGTGCATCTGTGGCGACGGTTGGCGGCACGTTCCCTTACAGCGTACCGGGTACCCTGACCACGGTCACTTTTGCCTCGGGCCAGACCTGGGTCGCGAACGATATCTACACCGTCGCCACCGACGGACGCGTGTCTCTGGTCGGATCGGGCCCGGCGGCGACCAACGTCACCAACGGGTCCAGCCCACTGGACGCCTACAACGTGCAGCTCACGGTCATCACGACCGGCGCGCCCGGGACCGGGGTGTTCAGCTATTCGATCGACGGCGGCAACAGCGTCAGCGGTCAGATCCTGATCCCGTCTCTGGGCGGCGACGGCCTCAGCAAGTACGGCATCCCCGGAACCGGCGTCGTTCTGAATTTCTCGGGCACGTTCACGGCTGGCGACACGTACTCGTTCACGACCACCACTGCCGGCTTCAACAATACCGACGTGACCAACGCGCTGACTACGCTGCTGGCGGCGCCGATCGATTTCGGGTTCGTCCACATCGTCGGAATGGGCGCTGACAGCGCGGCCGCGGCGGCGACGGCGGCCGTCGTCCAGACGGCCATGGGGACGGCCGAGGCGGGGTTCCGCTACATGTTCGCGGTCACCGAGTGCCCGACGTCGGAGTCGGACGCGACGGTGGCGGCGGCGTTCGGGACGACCGTGGCCATTCGGGTCAGCGTGTGCGCGGGCGACTTCGCCGCCATCTCGCCGCTGAACGGGCGGATCCTGCGGCGCAACCTGGCGTGGGTCTACACCGCGCGACTGGCGCTCATCCCGGCCGGCGAAGACCCGGCGTTCGTGGGCCGCGGCGCCCTGCCGAACGTCAAGAGCATCTACCGCGACGAGCAGGCGACGCCGCTGCTGGACGCGGCCCGCCTCGTCACGCTGCGCACGTTCCCGGGCCGTCCCGGGTACTTCGTCACGAACGGCAACATGATGGCCTCGCCGGGCAGCGACTTCGGTCTGGTGCAGCGCCGCCGGGTCATGGACGTCGCCTGCAAGGTCGTCCGCAACGCCGAGTTACCGTTCCTGAACGGCTCGGTCCGTGTCGACAAGAAGACCGGCTACATCGACGAGCGCGACGCGCTGACCTTCGAGGCCACCGTCAACAGCCAGCTCCGCGCGGCCATCGTCGCCACCGGCATGGCCTCCGACTCGACGGTCGTCATGAACCGCACCACGAACATCCTCTCGACGAACTCCGAGCCGGTGACCGTGCGCGTGCTGCCGCTGGCCTACCTGAAGTTCATCCAGACCAACATCGGGTTCACCAACCCGGCCCTCGTGGCCTAACGCAGGAGAACGACGATGCCCGGACCCTATGTGATCTCGACGCCGCTCATCAACGGGCATCGCTTCTCGTTCGCGAGCATCGAGGCGACCGTCAACGGCATCCCGCTGATCGGCTTCAAGTCGATCAACTACTCGCAGGAACTGGAGCCCGGCGACGTCTTCGGCACGCGCTCGAACAAGCTGGGCCGCACGCGCGGCAAGCAGAACGCGAACTGCGACTTCGAGATGTACCGCCTCGAATGGGAGAACCTGAAGATCACGCTGGGCGCGGCCGGCTTCGGGTACGGCGAGACGCCGTTCAACATCACGGTCTGCTACGCCGACCTCGGCGCACCGGTGATCGTCGACCTCATCGAGGGCGTGCGCATCACCAAGGCGGAGTTCTCGAACAGCGAGGGCACCGACGCGACGGCGGTCAAGCTGACCACCAACGTCATGCGCATTCGCGAGAACAGCAGCCAGACGATCTCGGCTTCGCTGCTCGGCTGACCCGCGATCTAGATAATTGAGGGAGGCAGCCGCCCGCGTACCGTCCGGAGCATGCTCACAGACGAACATGTCGCGAAGCTGAAAGAGGCGAACCCCGGTGCCGAACTCTCAACCCTCACCCTGGAAGACCTCGGCATCGACGCCGTCGTCAAGACGCCAAGCGAGGGCGAGTGGAAGCGCTTCCGGGCCATGTCCAGCGACGACGCCCAGCGGTCTAGCGCGCTGCGGACGCTGGTCTTCGCCTGCGTGGTCTTCCCGGCGTCGGCCGAGTTCGCGGCGCTGGTGGCGCGTAAGCCCGGCATCGTCGAGAGCCTCGGCAACAAGCTGGTCGAGATCGCCGGCGTGTCGATGGCGGTCACCGTCCGAAAACTCTAGAGCGCGCCCGGGCGGCCCGCTCGAATCCTCTCGAAGCGGCGGCCGCGCTCCGATCCTTTGTCCGCGGCGAGAACAGCGACGAGGCGGTGACCGGCTCGATCCTGGTCGCCGAGACGATGCACGCGATCCGAATGATCGGGCTCGGACTCGGGATGAAGGAGCCGAAGCTGGAGGACGTTGTGCCGCCGGTGGTCGAGGGGTGAGCCGTGGCTGAGGGCCTGGAGTTCCTGGTAGAGCTCGACGCGAAACTCGATGGCGCGCTTGAATTCGAGCGCGTGCTGAAGGGGATCGACAAAGGGATCGGAGCGGTCGACAGCGGCCTGAAGAAGGTCGAGCATGCCAGTGGCAGGGCGAGCGCAGGCCACGAGAAGCACGGCAAGGCCGCCAAGCACACCGAGGGAATCCTGCACCACTTCCTCGACGCCACGCTTGGCCCCTTCGCGCACAAGCTGAAGGAGATCGCCGAATTCGAGTTCATCCGCCGCGGCGTCGACGCGCTGATCGATGCTCCCAAGGAAGCCTTCGAATGGTTCAAGGAACTGTTCGGCGAGATGGTCAAGGTCGCCTCGCAGGCCGAACGCACGAGCAAGTCCTTCGAACTGCTGATGGGTCCCAGCGAAGGGCGCGAGATGCTCGAATGGACGGAGAAGGTCTCCAAGTTCACCGAGTTCACCGGCGCGCAGCTCAAGGGAATGGAGCAGTCGCTTGCCAAGGTCGGCTTCAAGGGCGAGGGGCTCAAGGATGCGGTTGCGGCCGCGCTGGACCTCGCTGGCTTCTCGGGTAGCGGTCAGGAGGGCGCCGAGTCAGCGATCTCTGCGCTCAACATGCTCAAGGTATCGGGCAAGGTTGGTCCCAGGCAACTGAAGGGATTCGGCATCAGCGACGAAGACTTTTGGAAGGAACTGTCAGACCGAACCGGCATCGGGATTCAGTCGCTGAAGAAACGAATCGACGAAGGCAAGCTCGACACCCAAGAGTCGATCGATGCGCTTCTCTCTCTCGTCACCAAGAGGACGGGCAAGGATCTCGGCGGCGTCGGCTTCGAGATGAGCAAGACCATGGGCGCGCAAATGACGCACTTGAAGGCTGCCCCAGAAGAGATGTTCGAGAAGATGGCCGACACAAAGGGATTCGCCGCCCTTAAAGGCTTCACGACGCGCCTGAATCAGGCCCTCGATCCGGAGTCGGCCAGCGGCGGAAAGCTGCTCGCAACCCTAGCCAAAACCGTCGACATGATCGGGGCGATGGTCTCGAAGATCGACGTCAATGTCCTGGTGAAAGACATCACCAGGCTGGTCACGATCTTTGACCATCTGCTGGTGGACCTCGACCGCTTCACTGGCGTAAGGAATCCCGTCTCCGGAAAGGTCGAGTTCCCGAAGGCGACCACTGGCGTCTCGGGTGCGATCGAAAAGGGCTGGGACTTCTTCCGGTGGATCACACCGAAGAAAATCCAGCCAGGGCCCATGGTCCACGACTGGTTCGGTAAGAAGCTCGATTCATGGGACAAAGCGGGCGAGGACGCTGCCGCCGGCATGGCCAAGGGAGTGGAGGGCGGAATTCCCGATGTCGCTGCAGCAACTGATGCCATGGGCAAGGCCGCGATCGACGCCACGAAGACCAAGATCGATGCCCACTCTCCGTCCAGGGTGTTCGAGGACCTCGGGAAAATGACCGGCGCTGGCTTCAACAGAGGAATTGAGGCGAGCATGGCTCGCACGGACGATGTCGTGCGAGGCGCGTTTGCCGTGCCAGCCCCACGGGGCGGCAACCTTGGCGGAAACCATACGATCTCCGTCGAGGTCAACACCACCGTCAATGCCGCCGGCGCGCCCCACGAGATCGCCCAGCAGGTCACCCAGCAGATCCGCGAGATCATCCCGGGCGCGCTGCAGTCGGCGATCGAGCAGATGGCAGGCCAGGCGGGGAGCGCTTGATCCTCGTCACCAGGAGGCAATTTCTCATGGCCTTTGCAACCGGCTTCGCAGCGAACATCCAGGCGGCCAACCCGCCGCCGGGGCCGATCGACTTCTGGGACCCGAAGAGTCTCGACGCGACGACCGCAGGCGGAGACGTCGGCCTGGCCGAGAACCCGACCTTCATGTCAAACCCGTGGGACGTCGTGTTCCTCAACGGCGAACCATGCCCTGGCCTCTGCCGCGTGAAGGCCGAGCCGACGATCCACTTTGACAAGAAAAAGCCGGGCGGCGTCGACGGCCTCACCATCACCACCCAGGGCTACATCCCGGGCCCGGTGCAGATCGAGATCCTTCTCTGGACGCCCGAGCAGTGGGAGTTCTTCCAGGCCGTCGCCGACAGGATTTGGACGAAGCCGAAGCGCGGCGGAACGGTAAAGGCGATCGACATCAGCCACCCGGCGACCGACCTCTGGCGGATCAAATCGATCGTCGTCGAGGGCGTCAGCGTTCCCGAGGACGGTCCGGTGCCGCAGTCGAAGATCGTGCGGATCAAGGCGGTCGAGTTCCTGCCGCCCGAGAAGACGCGCACGGCGACGATAAAGGCCGCTGGCAAGCCCAAGCGCGACAAGCACTTCATCACCGAAAAGAACGCCGAGGGCGCCAAGTCACCCGGCGAATCCGAGACCGGACCCGCCGGCGCCAAGAAGGACACGACGCCCGGGTCGAAGTGATGGCCCTCATCACCGCCAACGGCAAGGGCGTGATCGCGGCGACGATCTGCATGCCGCGCCTGGGCGCCGCGACGGCGGATCTGATCGTCGACTCGCAGACCGACATCACGGGCTCGTGCCTCTTGGTGATCGAGAGCGGACTGCAGCTGCGCGGCTTCGCTGCCCGGACCGGCATCTGGCAGGACACCAGCTATGTCCGCTGGACGGCCGGCGCCGGCGGCCTCTCGAAGCTCGCCACGCCGAAGCACTATCGCAGCGTCAGCGCGCGCGTGGTCCTCCTCGACCTCTGCCGCGCTGGCGGCGAGACCCTGTCGGCCACCAGCGACCCAAGGACCACGGGCCTGTCGCTGGCCGCATGGACGGTCATTAGCGGCAGGCCGGGCGAGGCAGGCGGTACCGTCGGCAACGGCATCAGCGCACTGCTGATGGACGGCCGCCTGACAGCCAACGCGTGGCGCGTGCTGCCCGACGGCACGATCTGGGTGGGCGCCGAGACGTGGCCAGATGCCGGCCTGAAGAACGTTGTCGACTATCAGGAGCTCGGCCGGCTGCCGCACGAGGGGCGCAGCGAGCTGGGCTTCGAGGCGCCGACGCTGCTGCCGGGGGTGTCACTGGGCGGGCGGCGGGTCTCGTACGTCGAGCACACGCTGCGGGATGACACCGTCAGGACGACGGCGTGGTTCGAGGACTAGGGCTAGCGGATGAGACCGGCCCTCATGAAGTCAAGCGTGCAGTCGCGCCCCATGCGAACGATCCGGCACGCCTCGTATCGCATCTCGCCGTCATCGAGGTGGAACGCTTTCTCGCCGTACCCGTTGCCGAGGATCGCCGCGATCCGATGGCCGGCCGACAGATCGATCACGGCCCGGTACTCGCCAAGGCGGCGGAGAAATTCGATATCGACTTGGTGCGTGGCGAAGTCGCTGCTGCCCGGAGGCGCCACCGCGATGACGATCGTTCTCATGCGACCCTTTCAAGGAGACAGGCCATGATCTATCCCGAGATCGAAAAGCATCTGCCGTTCGCCGACGAGATGAGCGCGGAGTCGCCTGTCATCGCCGGCCAGGCGCTGCCGGGTGTCGTCAGGTTCATGCCCGACCCGGCGCTGAGGGGCCAGGACGAGGAGATGAAACCCGCCGGTCTGATCGAACTCGCCGTCATCGTGTCGAACACCGAGGAGAACGAAGCCTTCTGGCGCGCGCACACGGCCATCTCGAACGCCGCCGGCGACGAATGGGGCACGCCGCTGCCACTCCAGCACGCCGGGCTCAACGGCGCCGGCGTGAAGCGCCTGCACTACCGGCAGGCCAACTTCAGCTACGCGAAGTTCCCGCGCGTGCATTCGATGTATTTCACGCCCGCAGCCTGATCATTGGCACTCGGAGCAGCTGGCCACGCAGACGAAGTCACCAGACCAGCACTCGGGATGCATCGGCGGCCCGATGTAATTGCCGGCCGCGCCGCCTGGACGCACCGACGTGCAGTTCGTCGCGCAGAGCCGGCCGCCCTTGGTTTTCTCGCAATTCAGTCCGCCCTGGATCTTCCAGCCCATCGGATCGACGCATTCCGCGATCGCCGTGGTCCCGCCAGCGCCGCCGGTAGCCGCAGCGCCGCCGCTCCCTTGGCTGCCGCCGGTACCTATCGCGCCGCCGGTTCCTGTCGGTGCCGATCCGCCGGTGCCGCCCGTCGCGCCGCCGGCATCGCTTTTGATGCCCGCGTCGCCCGCGCCAGCGTCCGGTCCGGCGCTGCCGCCAGGGCCAGAGTCGCCGGCCAGCGCCGCGCCGCCTGTCCCGCCCGCGTCGTCCTGTCGCTCACTCGCCGCCGGGTCCGACCCGCACGCGCCCAGCACCAGCAGTCCCATCAAGCCGATTCGTTTCAACATGGTGTGCTCCTTCACCGCGCTCCCTTTTAAAAGGCAGGCCAAGCGCTGGGAGCGCCAGCGCCACCCGGCGATGATCAGTCGCTGGATTGGCCTGCCCATGGACAAGCGTCCCCCTTTCCCGGGAAAGGCGCAATCTGAGCCCCCGTTCAGTGCCAAGGGACCGCGATTTCTTGGGACTTTCCGCCCCGCGCCTACCCTCGGACCGTGGTCTTCAACGATCGGCTGAAGCGTTCGTTCTTCGCCCTGTTCAAGGCCGCAGTGCCGAGGCTGGATTACCTCGCTCTCTACACGGCGAAGGTCATTCAGCAAAAGACGGGGACGAACCTGTTCGATCTGGCCCCGGACGATAGCCGCCTTCCGCCCATGGGCTCTGTGCCGATGCGCCTTGGAATCCCCGGCGCAACGATCTCGGTTCGGGACGGCGAGACGGTTCTCGTCGGCTTCGAAAACGGTGATCCGTCGCGGCCATACTGCGCTTTGTTCGACGGAACCGAACACGTCTTCCGGCTGACGCTGATCGCCGACACGGTGGAGATCGGCGCCTCCAACCTCGATCCCATCCGCACCGGCGTCCTGAACGGCGAGGCGATCGATCCCTTCACCGGCGCGCAACATTTCGCGCTCGGCAACGCCAGCCAGCACGTCCGGGCGAAGAAGGTCTGATGGCGCTCACCGGGACAGGCAACGTCCTCGGCGCGGCGCTGAAGGCCGCCGTCGACCAGGTGGTCGCCAGCGCAACCGCCGCGCAGCAGCCCGTCGACAGGGACGCGATGTTTCAGGCGATGGGCAACGCGATCATCGCGCACATCATCGCGAACGGGATCGGGTCCATTGCCGTCACCGGCGTGACTGTCGGCGCCGGCGCGGCGGTGGGTACCATCACATGACCCTGCCCGCTCTCGCCCTCGGCGACCTCGGCACCGACCTCGACGTAACCACCGACCTCGGCCTCCGTTGGAACCTCGTCACCGGGACCGCGAACCTCGGCCGCGCGCTCGTCCGCCGCCTCTCGACCCCGCGCGGGACCTTCCCATGGGACCCGAACTATGGCTTCGACCTGCGCGACAGCCTGAACGCGGGCCTCACCCAGACGCAACTCTCGCAACTCCGCGGCGCGATCTCCTCCGAGTGCGAGAAGGACGAGCGTGTGCAGACCTGCGCCGCCGACGTCCAATACAACAGCGGCACGTCCGCGCTTGTCGTCAAGCTAACCGTCACCCCGATCACCGGCCAGGCGTTCGACCTGATCCTGAACGTCACGTCGCTGACCGTCGACCTGCTGAATGCCAACCTCCCGACCGAGCCGCCGCCTCCCGGCCAGGTCGGCACCACGATCAACATCGGCATCACCGGACCGCCCGGCCCCGCCGGCGCAGGATTCGGGGGCGGTGGTGGCGGCGGAGGATCGGGCTCGGTCGATCTCTCGTTCCCGAAGCGCATGGGCAGCAACACCGGCGCGAACGACGTGGTCGGGCAGATCACCGTCGACTTCAACCTGCTCCCCGCCGGAACGATCACGGCCGACCTCACCGGCTACGCTAACAGCGCCGCCGGCACCGCGGTAGTGCGCCTGTACGTGGGCGGCACCAGCAACACCGCCGACGGCACGCTGGTCGGCTCGGCGAGCGTCTCGTCGGCGACCGACGTCCAGATCCAGATCGGCGCCTCGTTCGCCAACCCGACCGGCGTCCGCCTCGTCAAGCTGGCCGTGCAGTCTAGCGCGGCCGCCGCCGACGCGCAGCTGGCCGACACCGACGTGAGCTTTCACTGATGGCCGCGCCCTACACGCTCGCGCAGTTGCGCTCCGCCCAGGGCCCCGACCAGGTTCGCGCGAAGTTCCTGGCCATCCTGGGCGCCGATCCCAACCCGGGCGCGACCGGCCCGAACCTGAACCACGGCTTCCCCGTTGCGGATTGGCTCTCCAACCCGAACGGCATGGAGCTCGCCTACGTCAACATGGTGCGGTCGGCGCTGTATGACCTCGTGACCGCCCCAATGCCCGACAAGATTTCGTCGGGCTGGCTGGCGTGGGCCACCGGGGACTGGCTGTCGTTCCACGCGTCGCTGTTCTACCAGGTCGAGCGGAACCCGCCGACCAAGACGGTCTTCAACGCGATCCTGACGTCGACCGCCAGCGCGCCGCCGTA